CAGCCATAAATTGCCTTGTATTGATTGACTGCGAAAGCGGCGTTGTTATAGAAGCCCTCCACCATCTGATGCAGGGTCTGGTTGTAGCATGTGATGTTTGTCACGGGCAGGGCATCGATCTCGCCGAAGCCCGTGGTGCGGAAGATTTGGCTGCCCCAAATGGTCCAGAGCAGCGGAGTGCCCAAGGAGTTGCGTGTCCAGATAAAGCCGCCGGACCGCCCAGGCGAGGTGCCGCGCGAGGCAACGCCGCGGCGGCGCTTCCAGACACCCACCTCCGAGACGTCTATATTGTACCCGTCGGCGTAGGTGTTAGGAGGCGCTTTCCAGACACGCGCATTCTGGTACGCGCCTCCGTCCAGCGATTCTGTCGCATCTACTAAGAGATCTTCATTTCTCGGGAACATTCAGCGGACGCCTACAATGTATTCCATTAGGGACGTGGTCCGCGGGGCCACCGCAAAAACATTTACCCGTCGCATGCTCCATGCACTCGCGCGCGAGTTTATCATACTCACGCCGCTCCTCCTCAGAGAGGATTTTGCGAGCAGCCGATACCCAATCGATCATTCCCATGACTCGTCGTTTACAATGAAAGGCGCGAACGGGATAGCCTGGTGGTTCTGGTCGCCGTGCGTCGTCTCGGCGTCAATCTTGGTCTTGAGCAGCTCGTCCGCGCGACCCCATGCGGCGTTGGCTGCTTGGGGCTGCTCCGCGATCCAATGTAGATCACCCACTGTGCGCCACAGCAGGTAATCCTCGGGGATCTGCGGGTCAAGCGCCTGCGTCTCGGAGTTCATCTTGGGTGGGTCGGCGTAGTACTGGCACTGGAACGCTGCACCCGCGGCCGGCTTCGCGAGCCACTCAATCCTGTTGTACTTGCTGTGGCGGTCGAAAGTCGGCACGCGAGCGGCCGGGAGCGAGCCGGTAGAGTAGCGCGCGATCACGTCGCTGCCGCGATCGAGGTTAGCCGCTTCGATCGAGAACACACGGTAGAATAGGTTAGTTGTGGTGACGGGGGTCTGCACAGCTGTGACAGACTCCTCCGTCTCGTAGAACTCCAGCGGCGTGCCGGACGCGGTGGTGTCCTGCGCGGTACCGCGAATGTACACCGTCTGCGAGTCCGACGCCTGCGTGTTCAGCTCCAGGTACGTAGCCGCGGCAGGGTCCTGGATGACGGGCACGACGCCCATGGGCCGCCACTGAAACGGGCCGCCCGAGGGCTTGCTGCCCAGCTGCCACTCGGGGTACTGGCGCTCGAAGTGCTTGCCCGGCGGCACGTACGACTTGTGTGTGTTGTCGCCGACTGAGATCAGCTGTCGGACGCGCTGCGGGAACACGAAGTTGTCCGTGCCATTCGAGTAGAACGTTTCCTGCCGGACGAGAGATGGCCACGGTAGGCGCTCGGCGTAGTACCGAATGTTGCGCTCGATCGCGTCGAGGGCTCGCTGCCGGTACGACGAGTCGACCCGGTTGACGAGCCGCAGAGCCTGATCGATGATGTTGCCTACCGTGGCCATGAACTACCCTCAGCTAATGATGACGTTAGCAGGGTCTGGTGCACCCTGGACGATCACATCGACGACCGCGCCGGTGCTGTTACCGAACGCTCCCTGCGTCTGTACACGAATCTTGTACGATCCTCCCTGGGAAACACCGGTTCGCGGCGCGCCAGCGTTGAGCAGCAGGTCCGTCGCCGGCAGGCTGATGCCTACAATGTTGGCGATGTTGTGAAGCACACCCCCGGTTGGAGTCTCCAGCCGTACAGTGTACAGAGCCGAGCCCACTGGGTCCCACGAAATGGTGCTGTACTCGTTGATGTTCATCCTGCCTCCTGTGAAACGCGGGCCGGCCGCACGCTGCCGCTTTCGGAGTCCTCTAAGCCGCCACTCTTGGACTCACCCGCACGAAACAACTCAGTCCAGTCTTCCGCGAGCAACTTCACGTCGTAAGCAGCACGCGCGGCATCCGATTGAGCTGCCCGACGAGGATCATGGGCGGGGACTTTCGTCGCAGCCAGAATCGCACACGCGCCTCGTTGGATATAATCCTCGGAATCCTCCACGGGACCGAGATCTTCTCCCAGGGCCTGCGCTTCGGGGAGCACTGTCTCAGACAGAGCAGCATAGCCAGAAGTAATGCACACACAACCCGCAACTTGAGCCTCCATTGCTGACATGCACGAGATCTCGGGGAAGCGGGTGGGGTACAGCCAAATGCCGGCATGCTGGAGTTGCTCCCACACCTGTTCAAACCCCACACGGTTGCCCTGGTCTGCGTTCGTCTCGTCGATCAGCCGGCAGACCTCCAGCTCGTACTCGTCCAGACTTCCGTCTCTTCCGAGATCCGGTATGTGCTGGTGATCGCGCTGAGCGCGGCACTTGCGGGCATAGGGGCTGAAGCCGTAGAGCACCGTCGCCTTAATCTCGGGGTCCACCTTCTGCGCGGCGGCTACCATCTTGAGCGCGGTCACGAGCCCGCGATCGGGACTCTGCAGGAAGATGACACGCTTTGGGTCCTTGCCCTCCAGCATGTCCCGGTCGGGCGGCGCCACGGCGTTACGCAGCACCACCAGCTTTTCATCCGGCACCACCCCCCGCAATGGCTGCACGTGGTACTCGCTTTCCGCGATTACATAGTCCGTACACTCCAGGATTTCGGTAGTGTACTGGTCCGGGTGCTGGACGTCGTGGAGCCACAGCACGCGCAGATTAGCCGAGACAGGAATCAGCATGTGGCCGTGGAAGCGCCAGCCGATGAGCACATCCAGCGGCTTCGTGCGGTCGAACTCGGCCCAATGCGCCCACCGCACGCCGTCCGGGTACACGCCGCGTTGCTTGAACGGCACCGAGGCGTAGACTGTCACGTTCCAGCCGAGCCGCTGGAGGAGCGGGGCGAGGAGCAAGATCATCTTTTCACTGCCCCCGATCCCTGTCTTGGCAGACGCCGGCCCCCACTGCTCGGCAGTCTCGCCGCAGAAGATCGCCAGCTCGGGCGCGTCGTTCCGTGGGTCCTCTTGGGGCAAGCCAATGCCGACTTTCTCCAGAGCCTCAGGAACGGCGTAGAGGTACGGCAGCACTTTGCCCAGCATTTCGCGCGCCCGGTGGCTGCCGCCCTTGACATGCCGGCCCACCTCGATCAAGATGTTAGTGAGACGCTGGCCGGCGGCGAGCTGCTCCACGGTCTGCACCACAGTGTCGATGTCGGGCGCGTTCGGACGGAAGCGCTTTGCGGCATGAATGCATTCGATAGCTTTATCGGGGTCTTCCAGCTCCAAGTACGCCTTGGCCGCGATGATGAACGGCGTATAGAATACCGAGTTTGGATCGTACGTGTGGAGGGTGTGCTCCGGCGGCTCGAATCCTCGGGCAATCTCGAACCAGTCAATGCACTCCGACCACCGCATCTGCGCGGCATAGCAGCGCGACAGACCGAAGTACGCGCGCGGGTCCTTCGGGAAGATCGCGATAGCTTCGCGATACCACTTTGCCGCCTCAACCGGGCGCTGGATCTCCTCGCGCATGAGAATGTCACAGATGTAGTGGCACGTGGCGTAGCGGTCGTCTGGCGAGCCGGAGCGGTAGAAGAAGTCCTTGTAGTAGCCGAGGGCCTCCTTGAACCGTTGCAGGCCGCGCGCAGCATTACCGATGTACATCTGCGTGCGTGGGTCGAGCCACTTTTCCCTGGTCTCCTCAACCTCCTTGCGCAGAGCGAGGTAGTTGCGGATATCGCAGATGGCGCCGGTTTTTCGAGCCTCGGTGTGGCGGATCACGGAATACAGGTCTGCACCAAACCCAACCGGTAGTTTACAATGGTCCTCTGGAATCAGAGTCTCGTGGCAGCGTCCCTTCCACCGGAACTCGCCGCGACGTACTGCGCGCTCGCGCTTCAGGATGGTCGAGGGGGTGCCGTCCTCTGTGAAGGCGTACTCGTACGTCAGGAACAGCGCGCTGTACGTGGGCTCAGGGTCGCCCAGCGCGCGATCGATCACGCTACGCAGTTGGCCGGGGTCCTTCTCAACAAGGACATCGTCGCTGTCGATCCAGAATACGACATCGCGCGTCGAGGCATCGAGGGCCACGTTCCGTGCGGCGGCGAAGTCGAGGATACCGCGCAGGTTCTTGTACTGCTCGTGGGTCTCAATCTCGCCCGAACGCTCCGGCAGCCACTCGTCGATATATGGCTGTAAAGACACGGACAGCTCAGGATGCTCCAGTACACAGAGATCCACACTGTCCGGTAGAGCAAGGGGGAGGCGGCGTTTCAGGTCCTTGAGGTTCGTGGGCGAGGACCCGGTATCCACAACGATTACCTCGTCTCCCGCGCGTACGAGGCTCTGTAGCGAAGCTACGGCACGTGCAGTAGCCTTAGGCTGATCCTTGGTAATGATATTGACACTGAGTGTGGCGGACATTCATGCTCCTTAATAGAAAAACCAACCTGTATAGGAAGGGCGTGTTTCGCCACCTCCGCCCAGACTACCGTCGTACGTGTTTACCTGCGCAGGCGGCGGAGCACCAATGGCGAGTACCAGCATGTGACGTGCGGTACCATCAGGCGTTCCCGTATACGTCAGGGTATACCCGCCTGTATGGAATGTGGGGTCGAACTGATATAGTTCTGCTGAGGCTCCCGCGCCGTTAGCTATGCGGCAATGGATATCGGTGGCAAAATAAGAATGTGCTTCTGAGTCCGCACTGGCATCCTCGTCAGTGATCGCGTGAGATGCGGCCAGGGTACCGTCATAGACGCCAATACAGAACGCACTGCACTGCTGATCGTTATTAATGTACTCGTTGAGTGTGTCGTGGGCTGTGCCAACAGCGAAGAGAAAGCCGGGCGTGAAGCCAACACCGTATGAATCCTCGCCGACTGTCGTTCGCGATGTCCGCGTGAGGAGCGAGATCGCTTCACCATCGGTAAGTTTCAGCGCCAAAAGGGCGAGTGGTTTCTCGTCGGTTCCGTTGACCTTATTAACGGTGAAGCCGTCGGAGTCGTACGTGTCAATTGTATAGTGCGTGTCGTTATCGCTACTGTTGCTTGGATTCGACATACAGACGTCGTTATGGAGCACACTGTATGGGGCGCCTGTCGCGAAGGCATTCTGGCTACCCCAGTTGTGCGACATGTTTTTAGCCGTCGCTTCATTTACCGCGATTCCGACACTGAGTGCGCCGTACGTCGTAATCTCGATCGGCGTTTTGTGCTCTGCCAACGTACTGCGCGCTGACGCGAGGAAAACGAGATCTGCTTCAAAGCCAACCGCGTTCGTTACCCCAGACGTGACATTAATGAGACATTTCGCGCTCACACCCTGGAAAAGCACGACAGTAATTTTGTAGGCTTGTTCGGGAGTCGTCGTCCAGTTGAGGCGAATACCGTCGGTGATAGCTGCAGAGAACTGTGCAGCGCCGGCATTTGAAGATGTGGAGTTTTTAAGGATAAGAACGGAGCCGTTATATCCTCCACGAAACGTGTTCGTACTCGTTAGCTGGTCACGACAAAACGTAGCATTACATCCCTCGGTCGTCTTGTCGCCAAAGCCAACACTCAGACACGCGCCACTCGCCTCGGTATCGTTCGCTGTTGCATGCGAAACGATCACCATGTAGGCGTCAGGCGTCCCGAATCCGGCGGAAGTAAAGTCCTGCGTCCCGCCGCCGGTCGCGCAGACGTCATTAATGACCGCAGCTTTGAATGCCATTAGCCAAGTGCGAGTCCGAGCCGCGTCTTGATGCGCGCCTTGTCGTAGAGCCCTGCCTCGCCAAGGATCAACACACGGTGCAGCACGCCGTCGGCAGTGAAGGCATCCGCCGCGAGCCGTGTCCCGAGTTCGGCGAGCTGCGCTTGTTCCTGCGCATCGAGGTTAAAGGCCGCTGCGAGCTGCGCGAGTGTCGCCTCACCGTCGCGCACCTCCCCGACCGCGGCCATGAAGGTATGCACCGGAATCTTTCCGCTTTCACCGCCGTCGATTAATCGATCGAGAAGAGCCATTATCATCCCCCCAACAGGAAAATAGCGTTATATATTCGAGCGCGCCCGCCGGGTCCAAGGCTCCCATCTCCCACGCTGGCCACTACAGCCTCGGGCGAAGAAAAGGGATAATCCTGCCAATTGCCGTCGTTGTACAAAAACGACGCATCCGCGTCAGACAGCGCGTCGCCGTCCCAGTACATCAGGTGGTCCAGCAGCTGTGAGCCGCGCCCCGTATTGGCGGTGACGGCAGCATCGCCCTCCTTAGCCAGGGACGTTACAATCGTGGCTGCGTCTGTGCGTATGCCCCCCGTGGCGGCCGCCGTGGTGAAAGCGCTGCCGTTGACCGACAACCCCACAACTTGTGCGGTAGCGTCATACTTTGCGATAACGAGGATCCAAGCATTGTCGGTAGGCACGTGCGCGAATTCCACAGTTTGATCGGCGCTATTCGCTGAATTGCGCAGAACAAACCGAAAGCGCTCCGGCGCGTTGGTCGTATCGAGATGATCGATAAACCAAAATCTGTCTGCCACGTCTCCCGCAAAATCTCGCTTCGCCACCAGGTAAGCCTGCTGGTGGTTACTGTTGGCAAAGCGTATCCCAACTGCAAGCGAAAAGGTGCCCTGCGGGTTCACCGAGGTCGTGGCGGCCATGCGCAGATACGCCGTCTTGGCTGTGAAATCTGCGCTGCGACCGAAGAGGGCCGTGGCGTTAGAGGCCGTGGGGGTGCCCGCATCCGCGTCGACGAAGCTGGGGCCGCCGAGGCTATCTACCCGATCGTTTCCACTGAGTTCATCCAGCAGCCAGACACTGGTGGGCTCTGCACTGATTGGCATGTTAGTGCGGCAGTGAGTAGATCAGCGTGTAGAACAGTTGATGGGAATCAGCGCTATCTCTGGTGAAGACCACTCCCTCCGGGCAGTGAATCACACGGCCAAGCCAGGTCACTTCACGTGTGCCGGGGCCGGCTGCGAAGGAACCCGTTTTAATGCGCGCGCCGCTTCGACTAATGCGGAATGTGCTATCGGACGATGTGGTCGCACAATCGAACTGCACCTGCAGGAGATTGACTGCATCAGGCAAAGTTACCACGGTGCTGAACGTACCGTGAGTAACGCCCAGCGAGCGCCCGAAGAAATCGGTGAGATCTTTCTGAATAGACCGACTCATTGGTGTACGTGTCTCCCGCCGCGGTGTTGGACAAGGTCAGGGAACTCATCAGCAAGCAGCTTCAGGTCGGAGTCATCGTCCCCGAACGTAGGCCAAAAGCGCCGCATGAGAAAGAATAGCTCACGAGGAAAGCGTACGCGGATGTAGCCGCCGTGCTCCATGTCGCCCCGCGCCTCGGCACGGAGTTTGCCGGTCTTCGGGTCGAATTCGGACTTCTTCGTCTCTTTGAGCGCCTGGACGCATTCATCGAGATACCACGGACAAAGCTGCATGCAGGCGTCGATGACAGCCTTCATGAGGCGGCGTTTCTTTTCCTTGTCGCTGGTATGGATGACGGCCATGTACTACTTCTTCTTCTTCGGTTTTCGATTCCGGTCGGGGTTGCCCATGGAGCCGGCTACCCCAGTGCCCGCGGGCTTCCCAAAAATCTTCTCGAACAGGGTGGTATCCCCCACCTTCTTCTTTTTCTTGGCGTTATCGGCCATGGGAACTCCAGAAAAAAGGCGAGGGGACAGGTTTTCAGGGCCTGCCCCCAGCGCCTCAGTGGGTTAGAGAGTGACGTTCGCGACGTAGCCCAAACCACCACCACCGCCGTTGCGGCTCTTGTAGAGCAGCGTCAGCTGGGTCGTCATCTGGAAGCGGTCGCGGAACCCGTCGCGAGACAGCTGCTCGAAGGTCGGTCGCTTGAACCAACCAGTCGAGAACATCTCCGGATCGATGACAATGAACGAGTTACCGTTCACGGTCGCCGACGCGGCGTTGAGCTGATCGCGCGTGTACACGACATCCACATCACCAAAGTCGGACGTATGCCGCTCGATGAGGAGGATCTGCCGGGCACCCACCGCATCGAGGTTGCGCGTGATCTTGGTCGAGAACTCCGAGATGGAGCGCTTGAGCCAAGAGTTCACGAGCGCGACACGCGGGTTCGTGGTGAGGTTGTTGTCCTTGAATGCCTGGAGCCGCGCGATGAACTGCTGCTCCGTGAACGTCGTGCCGGAGGAGTTCGTCTGGAACGTCACCGTGCCCGCCACGTTGAACACCGAGATGAGACCTTCGAGCTGGCGGGCAGTACCCGACGCGCCCGAGGCCACGGTGCCGCGATGCAGCGTATGCTCGACGTCGTTCAGCATCTCGTCCGTCGACTTGCCGACCTGGTAGCTGAACGGGTCCTCGTTGTAGTGCGCGGTGTCCCGCTGCTCATCCGAGACCTGGCCCCACTTGGCGAATCGCTGGACGTGGTAGCCCAGACGGCTCGCGGTCGTGAGGTCCGGCGCGGTGAACGGCTGACCTTCCGACACGGCATTATGCCCGCGGGAGCCGAGAGTGTCCTCCAGGCGCTCGACGAACGTCGATTCGACATCCTCCACACCCAGGATCGACATAAGCGGCCGGTCCGTGGCGACCAGGTTGGCCACCTCGGCCATGACGATCTCCTTGATCGTCCCGCCCTTCACCTCGGTACCAGAGAATTCATCCCAAGTTACAAGAGTTGCCATTTACTCTGCCTTTTTAAGTGCCTCCGTGAGCGAGGCCCGGAACAGGTTGGTGAATGTGCGAGGCCCGGCACCGGCGCTTACGCCGTGTTCCGCTGCGTCCTCGCGCACATCACTGACTGCCTGATCCTTTTCTGACTCAGTGAACTGTGTTCGCTGAGTCACCGGCACGGGGCGAGTAACCCCTGCCTGTCGCTTCACTTCGGTCTTGCCTTGCTCGGTCGCGCGCTCCGTGACCAGGAACGACCTGGCCAAGTTCGCTACGATTAGCGGTGCGTCGTCCAGGACCTGCAGGTCGGGCCTGCCTTCCCAGATACGCTCCGCAGTCTTGCGCAGGGGTGAGGCCGCATCGGACAACTCGGGGTTCTCCGCAACAGCCCTGGACCAGGCGGCGTTGTGCCTCGCGGCTCGCGTCTCCTGTGCCTTACGCTCTTCGCGCTCCTGCACAAGCGGGCCAATCGCCTCTTGGACGATGCCCTTCACTATTTCCGCGATGTCCGACCCCGACGCCTTCTCCGTAGACGCGACTTTGGGCGGCGTCTCCGACTGGCGTGGTCGCGAAATCCCGGACAGTGTCTCTTCTAACCTGGCGAGTCTCTGCGTGAGCAGCGCGTTGGACGCCGCTGCGGACTCAGCCTGGGCGCTGGCTGCTTCGCTCTTGGCAAGCAGCGAGTTGATTCGGTCTTCGGTGTTGGCGGTCTGTGCTTCGTCAGCCATTGAAAGGGTCCTTCTCGGTTTCCTTGCGTGCCGCTCTGAAGTAGTAGCGGAAGCGTTCGTTTGCGCGCAGGGTCTCGCGGGCCTCCTGGAAATCGGCCTCGGACGCAGACCCCCGAATGGTGGCCAGTGCGTCGGCGTCGGCTCGTGCCAGCAACTCGCGCAGCGCGGTCATAAGTTCGGTGTTCGCCAAGCACTGTCGCACAGTGCGCAGCAGTTCCTCATTGGTTAGGTCCATAGGTACCTACTTTGGTCTTAGAATGGCTGTATTTCTCCTCCGCTCAGCGCAGCGGCGGCTTGCATGATCTGTTGTGCCTGCTGGGTCTGCTCCTGCGTGCGGACGACCATTTTGGCAAGGTTGAGGTCGATCAACTTAAAGTACGCTTCGAGCAGCGCGCCTACGTCGAAGCGGCCCGACTGGTCGCTAATGACGATCTGCAGCACCTTTTCCATCGAGGCCATGAGATATGCCTTATTGGTGGACGAAGGGGTGCCCGCGGGGGTGATGTCGTAAAGGCGCGCGATCTCCGACTTCTGGGCGAGCCGCGGCTGCTGCTCGCCGGTGACCCGGAAGAAGATCTCCTCCGGCCCGTATTCGAGCCACAGCTGCCAGATCTTCCTGAAGCTGCGAGCCATGGAAACTTGGAACATGCGCGCGTCGAGGCCGAAAACGTTCTGCGCGAGTTGGGTGATCGCACTGACCTCGGTGGCCGTGCGGCGCTCGGTGGGCTGGTTGAGCTGGTTGATGGTGGCGTCGAAGGTCCCGATGTAGGACTCCGCGATACGCTGTTCATTCTGCTCCTCTTGGAGGAGGCCCACCAGGATGTTGAGGTTCTGGTCAATCGGCGCGACGTCCCCCACCTGCTGTACGGGGATAATTGCCCCGGGGCGCCACTGAATAGACTGGGCGTAATCCCCTGCCGTAGCCCGGCGCTGCATGACCGGGGCGAGGATGATTTGGCTTGCGTCAATGCGCGCGTTGTGGAAGGCGTTGACCAGCTTGTGCAGCTCGGACAGCAGCTCAGGTACACCGCGCGAGTCGGTGGGCGATTCCGCGTGCGCCTCGAATTGGTACACGGTAATGGGCCAAGTATCCACGGGCAGGAGAAACTCCCGCGCGTCCAGCACATACTTGTGCTCCGGAGCGTACCAGACCACGCACCGCTCCTGGAGGCCGTCGCCGTTGATGTCCAGGTTACAATACGTTTCCCACAGTGTTACGAGATGGTCTTGTTTTCGAATTTTCTTGTTTGTGAAAACACCGGAGCGCCGATCCATATAATCACGGATCTGCCGGCGGGCCATGCTGCCGCCCGCCCCTCCGGACCGATTGCCCATACTGGAATCACGGTTGCCGCGCTCCTCCACTTTCTTGCCCAGCCCCTGTGCGCGCCCAGACGGGAAGCGGCCGTCGCGGGCCATGCGCTTGAGTTCGTCCTGCGTCAACTCGTGAATGACCACAAAGAAGTCGGCCATCTCCGGGTCGCCGCAGCGCTCGGTAATGACGTTGACCGGGTCCAACGCGTACCATTCGGGGCGGTCATGCTTCACTGACTCATACACGAGCTTCACCGCAGGCGCCCCCTGCAGGAACATGTTTGCGGCCAGCAGGAGGTAATCACGCTCCTGTGGGTCGTTGATGCTCATGCCGTACTCGTCCGCGATCCGCTTCATGACGGCTGCGACAGGAGAGAAGTTCTCGTCCTGAGACACGGCGCCCACAGCTTTGGCCTGCTCCTGCGCCTGCGCTTGACCCTGCAGGTACGCCTCCAGCCCCTCGGGGAACAGTGACTCGACGCGCGCGATGCGTGCCTGGCGCTGGGTCTCGTACTTCCAGCCTTCGCGGGCGTATGCGTGCCCGCGCGAGGCGATCAGGTCCACGAGTCGCGCCACCTCGCGGGGCGTGTCCATGTGGTCGACGAAGAGCCAGGTGAAGAAGGGCTCGACCACGCGGGCAGGATCGAAGTCGCCCGGCTCCCGCGCCACAAAGAACGCGACGGGGTTGGCGTCCAGCACCAGTGACGTAATGCCAGGGCGCCAGCGGCGAATGATGCCGTCCACGAGGGGGACGTTGATGTTGCTCGCCCCGACCCAAGGCACGCGCTTCTGCTTGCGTTTTCCGGTGCGCGCCTTGATGTAGTTAAGCTGCTTCCGGGTCCACCCCGCGTTGGCGTTGTCGACGTCCTCGACGCGCTTGACCAACTTGTCGATCTGGTCTGAGAGCGAATCAACATAGTCGCCCACGACCTCCACGCTAACGGGATTCATCCGGGTGATTGCCATTACACCTTCTCCAAGGTCGGGGGTAGGGTTAGTTTAATTGTATGTGCGTCGATCTTACCCGCGCGCCGGTACGCCAACCAGGTCAGCCGCCGGTCCTCTTCGTCCATATACCCCGCGTTCAGCAGCGGATTCTTCAGCCGGGTACTGGACCCGGCGGCGGCGCGGACGGGACAGTGGACGGTGTAGTCGCGAGGGAAGTTGTCGCTGGGGAAGACGCGGAAGACCAGCGCCTGCCAATGCGGCGGAAAGTTGGTGTTGTGCTGTTCGGGGTTGTCCCATAGGAAAATGCTGCGCGCCTCTACGCGATCAACCTCCAAAATGTCCAGGTGCCCTCGAAGCTCACGCAGCCCTCGGGGGCTAAGCCAAAAATCGTCATCCCAGAGTGCCGCGGCTTGTAGATCCCGAGCCGCTAAGTCCTTAAGATGCTCGTACTGGATCTGGAGCGCCTCCATATACCGCTCTTTACGCTCCAGGAGCGGGAACGGTGACTCCATAAAGCCGACCTTGATGCTCTGGGGTAGCTTCTCCACAAGCTTGCCCAATCGCGCCGCTACCTCGGGGGTGGGACGATCGACCTGAATCGAGATGAACACTTCCCGGCCTTGTGCCAGCTTGCGAAAGTTGTCAAAGATCCGCTTCAGATACTGGTGGCGGCGATGAACCCTCAACATAATGCCGAAGCGGCGGGCGGTCGTGGGGACTCGGTTACGCATCAAGAATCTCCGGGTGACGGCCCAGTACGAGTTTGAGAAACTCGGTCGGCTGGAGCCGAAGCCAAAGTGTGACGGCCTGGTCGTGCAGGACGCGCATGTCGCCGAGGCGGACACCCGCAACCACATCGTCGTCGTCACCGTCGTGGTAGTGGCGCGACCAGAACAGGTGAGTGCCCATGGGGTACTCGACCCCGTAGTGGAGCGGGTAGCAGTCCTCACCGGGCAGAATCAGCGCGTCGGCTTCGCTGGACAGCTGGTTAGCGGGGTCGGGTTCTCCGTGGAAGGTGCGGATATGGGGGGCGCGAGCTTTGTCGACCAGAATGTACCAGCCGCCTGGTTTACCCTGATGTTTACGCAGCCGCATGTTTTCGGGGTTGCGCGTGTAGTATTGGGTGACCAGCACCGCGAGATCCGTCTCGTCGAACACGTGCGTGGGCAGCCAGTCACCGCTGAGGTCGGGCAGCCAGTCGTACTCCGTAAGTAGCAGGAACCTGTTGGGCTCCTCGCTGTCCTTGGCGTACATGCGGCCGAAGATATCAGCGTGCGATATGCGCGGCGACCTATTCGGCTCTACGATAAGACGCGCGTCGTCCTGGACGTATTCCGCGATGCAGTCCCACACCTTCTCCAGGCGCTCGTGGCGGGGACCCTCAAAGGCACGCGCGATGCGGATGGTGGTGGCGGGCGTGCGTTGCTTGGTCATGCCTTCTTCTTCTTGTTCATGTAGATCTTGGCCCCCGTCGCTCCCGCCGCGACCAGGGCCGCAATGCCGGCGCCGATCCATCCCATGAGATCGGTGGGGCTGGCAGGCACGGCCTCGCGCGCGGCGTCATACGCGGCCGTGCCGATCTCGGCCACGGGGTTGACTACGGTGACCGCGCCAGTGACGGGGTCTGCAACCTCGTACGTCCCGCAGCCCACGAGCAAACTACAGCCAATCATCGTCAATCGCATTCTCAGCAAGGAAGTCCCTCTCTTTGATGTAGGAGTTGTGTTGGTCGGACATGCGGGCAGGAGGCCCGTACAATATTCCGTACCGCAGAGTGTCCACCGGGTCTTTGAACGCTTCACCGGTCTTTTCCGCCAGCACACGATCGTCCCGCGCATTGGGTGCCACGAAGGCGTAGTTTTCCATCGAGTGGGGGAGGGACTTGACCGTGTTGAAAATGAAGAGCTTAGGTCGATTGAAAGGACCAATCGGGAGCTTCGTGTCGTAGTGCAGCAGCTGCCGAATGCGCTCGATGCCGGTCTCTTCGCGCCCAGTGTCCGGCACGCGCGGGTCGAAGTAGATGCCGAACTTGGCAAAGTCCTCGACTACGGACGTGACCTTCTGCCCCTTGATTGAGTACTCCGCCACGCCGAAGCGGGGGTCGATCACGCGGCAGTCGACACGCTCCTGTCCTTCCAGGTTACGCAAGATCGTGGCGTAGTCCTCGATCGTCCACGAGCTGGAGCGATACTGGTGGTGCAGCTTGTCGTACGGGAACTCCCGGTACACGACCCACGACTTGTTTACGACGTCGAAGGCCGCCCACAGGAAGTAGTACGGCCGACGTGACGCGGGGTCGCACCAGCACGCACGAGGCCATTCACGGGGAATGTCGAATGGCTCGATGAGGTGCACGTTGCGGTCATAGTTCTGGAAAGCCCGGTGGGTTAGGAATCCGAACTTACCGCGTGTGCGTGCCAGCTCTTCCTCTTCGGAGAGTGCCACGCCGGCCGTGAATGCTGCGAATGCCTCTGCGGTGACGTGCGGATTGTCCTCGGGCGCGACCTCGACAATGGCGACGTCGTCCCGCTCGTTGACGTAGAACTCCTCATAGAGCCAGGGCGCGTCGTGGCCGAGCGGGGTGAAAGTGAAACCGACGCTCGCGAAGTAGTCGATGCAGCCGCGCCACACCGCGGTGAAGACCGTGCGGCTGGGCGGCTCGTCGAAGTGGGCGTAATCGACCTTCTGGCCCTCGAAGACCATCGAGCCCTGCTGGATCGAGCCGAAGTGGATCTGCCAGCTGCCGTCGGGGTGCGAGATCCGGTGCGGTACGCCGTGTGGGCCACGCGCGACGTGGAGCCGGCTCCGGAGCGCCAGGGGCAACAGGCCCTCGATCTCGGGCCACAGGATCTGCCCGATACCCTTCTCCATGGTGAGGCCGGTCACGACAAGGATCGAGCGCTGGTCGCGCAGGGGCGGGCCGTCCAGCCGGCGAATCCAGTACTTAGGCGGCACGGCCTCGCGGGGCGGGTAGTCGCCCTCGGCGGTCAGATCGATTGCGCCATCGGCTGCAGCCTGGTGGATGCGGTAGCCGTAGGCGAATTCAACCGCGTCGACGCCGGCCACCCAGGTCTTACCCGAGCGGTTCGAGCCCGACATGAGCACGATACGCTTCTCGCCCTGCGCGCGGATGAAGTCGACCTGCTTGCCGTGCGGCTCTGCGTAGAAGAGGGGCGCTGCGCGCTTACGCCTCTTCCTCTCCTCGATCGCTTGGAGGAGCTTGATCTTCTCCTCGCGCGACGTCAATGACTCCGGCATTCTTGTTCGCGTCCTTGATGAAGGCGTCGAGATCGGCATCGTCGAACTTCGTGAAGTCCACGCCCTTGCCGCCAATGTTGATGTTCACACTACGCTGGACCATCTGGCCGTAGCGCTCGTACAGGAGCTTCGCGGCCGAGGTGCTGCCCGCCATGGCGCGGTTGAGCATGGCCGCGTCGACCATTCCGAGGCGATGCTGGACGTGGCCATGTACCGTGCGGCTGATCCACGCGCACACGAGCGGGTCGCGCATGTAGCGGGCAATCGCTGCCGGGTTCTCTTCCAGCACTTCACCGATGGCCTTGTACGTGATCGCGCCGGCCAACATGGCCTCGGCAATCCTCAGGTCCAGCTCGCGGGGGGTGTAGACGTCCACGTCCCGCGGCGACACGGCGAGCGCCTTGGTCGCGATCTGCATGAGCGCGGCCGAGAGTTTCTTACGCTCCAGCTGCGCGTCCGGCGCCTGGATCTGCTCCTCTTCGGGCACCGGGTGGCGCGTCTGCTTCTTCGGGCGCTTCCCAAGCTCTGCCATCAGCTTGACTTCCGCTTCTGTTTGCGGTAAGATGAGGTGCCCACAAACTGAATCTCGTAGATATCCCCGGTGTTCTTCAGCGCGATTTTGATGGCCCGGTTATGCCGTGGCCGGTATCGCAGGATGGTCACCGCCTCCAGACACAACCGAAGGTCGGCATCTGCGCATGGATACGCCACGATTTTTTCAACCTGCGGCCACCACTTCTTTGTCCGCTCGTGATCGCGCATCCGGAGCTTAAAGCTGCCCGTTTGGCCGACGTACAGGACGTCGCCGGCAGCATTCAGCATGACGTAGACGCCGCAAGACAAAGGGGGCACGGCGTCGATGTCGACAAATTCAGACAAGGTTACGGCGAGAATGTTGGAAATCTCGCGCTCAGCGGGCCGGCGGCCCCGTTGGCTGTCGTACATGGGTGACCTCTACACAGCAGTGTCGGAGGGCGAGGAGCGGGCTTTGGATTTTCGCGTGGACCTGAAAGCCGCGATCGAGTACCTGTTCGACGCGGGCGCGGTCCGGGAGGCGAGCGCGCTGGTACGGATTTTGCAGGGTGCCACGCACCGGGAGGCGGCACTGGCGGAGAAGCTGGACCGGAACCAGGTGGCGCGGGCCGTGGCGTTTTTGAAGGAACGGTTGAGAGAGTACGAAGGAGGGCTATGATCCCCGACAAATACAGACCCGTCTGGCGCCCGTTGGCAGAAAAGCCGGGCTGGTTTTCGTTGAACGTGGCCCCGCTGGAGGTTATGGTGGGACCGCGCGAGTGGCTGATCCGGCAGACGCCGTGGCTGGGCTTTGGACAGGAACTGTCGATTTACACGACCAACACCGCTCTGGCCGCTGCGAGGTCCGCGCTGCTGTCTTCCCTGCGCATCATCGAGCGCGCGATGGAGGATCCGCACTTTCCGGGCTACCGAGAGTGTACAGAAGCTGGACGGAAACACCCGTGGGTCAACATCGTGGAGGATACGGACGTACAATGATCGACAGCAAACTGGCCCATTTCAGCCTGGTTACCCACGAGGGCGCGGTGCGCGCGGTCGTGCGGTTCAATGACCCGGCGCGGGCGAAGGCGGCACAGAAGGAGCTGGGGTTCGGACACGTGCGTGCGGCGCAGTTGTCGGTGGGCGGCGGGCGGCTCGTAGACCTCTATGCGGAAATGGCTGGCGACGAGGACGTGCGGCTCATGGCCGCCATGCTTGCCTACGAGCGCACCTACCCGAAAATTGTCGGCGACGCTCCCGACCCGGCAGCGCGCCAGGCCGCGATCGAGGAGCTGGAGCGGGTGTACCAGGAGGCGCTGAGGGAGGCAGGGATCGATGCGTGATTCAGTTGAGTGCGCCATTGGGCGCTTGTGCGAAGCGCTCGGGGCTGCTCCCGAAACCATCACTCTACCCGCCAAGCAGTTCTGGAGCCTGGTGGGCGAAACGAACGAGATCCGGCGCTACCCGCCACAGCACCGGGCGAACCTGCCTGTGTCCATGTGCCTGTACACGGACTTCGGCCCGATCCAGGTCATCCGCGGCAAGGGCGAGGAGTGGGAGGCTATGAAGGAGGCGTGGTGCGATGATTGACACACCCTGGGCCTTCTGTGAACTGTTCGTGCGCGACGGCCGCCTGGGCGCGGCGGTGACGTGCCGGAGCGAAGCCGTGGCGCGGGCAGCGCAGCGCTACGTCGGGTGCGGGTCCGTGCGACGGCGAAAACTCGTGTTCGCGGAGAAGGACGTGCCGCGGGCGCTCACGTACATGGCTGGGCAGAGCGAGGACACGGTGGATATGGTGCAGGCCGTGGAGGCGTACTTGGGCACGGAGGCCACGGGGCAGGCCCATGGGGTGGCCCAAGGCCGGGTACTGGGCCTGTACAAGGCAATGGTCGACCGGGTACAAAATGTATAAGGTCGGCTTCGTTAAAGGACTTACGAGATTCATTGCACGTATGTGCATTACCCCCCTGAACAATACCTATAGACAATTACCTAATTGTCCTTAGGTTCTATCAGAAGAAGGAGTGTACATATGTGCAGTGAAACGCCCTTCCCGCTCAAGGCCTCTGGGCGCCTCTGTTCGGCGTTCGCGAATCACGAACCTGTGGTGGTACCCGCTGAGCGTTTCGTGGCCGCTACGGGGCAGGGAGGGGCCTTGCTGGGGGTGTGCGGTTGGCGCCTGCACCGGGCTTCGCCAAGTGCCTGCGCAGTAGCCGACCACCGACAAAATGTCAACGACCAGGAGACACCCCGATGACCCACACACGAGCCGACCGCGTTCTGGAGCGGATCAAGTACGGGGCCTACTTCGCCAGCATGCTCGTCGTGGGGATCGGCACGGCGTGGATCTGGCAGAAGGGCGAGGTGGGGATTGCGTTCGCGGCGTTCGTTCATTTGGGGTGGCAGGCATGGCTGTGAGCCGGGCACCGACAAAATGCGTCGATCGGGGGCGGGAGTCTCCAGCCACAGATGTATAGTTCTTTCCCCGCACTTCCCCCCTCCCCACCCCCTTTTTTCTGGCCTGGCACGCCCCTTGCCTCAGAGATAAGAACCGCGCGCGTGCCCGGATAGTAACCTGCGCGTGGGCACGGAGTTATGGCAATGGGCCGTGGTCAAGCCGGAGGCTGAGGGAGGGCCGATTGTGTTGGATTTTCATACACAATGCGCGTTCTCCTAACGCCTACGCCATGCTCCCTGTACCGAATGGCATGCTCTGGGGCCGTGGTACGGGTGCCTGTGCCGTAATCGTCCTACGGACCGTATCCGAACCGGCCCAGTGTCACCCTACGGGAAGCACGGGGCTCGGCACAAGGCCGATACCGGCACCGATACCGATCACGGGGCAAGGGCCGATCACCGACATTTTGTGCTTGCCGTGACACAAAGCGGCGCCAATAATTGTCGGTACGTGCCGAGCCAAGCCGCTTACGGCCCTTGCCGCGTCCGGCACGTTTCTGGCAAGGGACCAGGCGTCGCAATGTCGCGACGGGAGAACACGCCATGATACGAATGACACGAGACACATGGACCGTTGCACGGTTGCGCGCGGTGCTGTCCGTCGAATTGCACGGCCGCGAGATCAAGCTTGTACTGCGCGGGTGCGGGTTGCTGAACCACGCGGACGCCTACGCAATCGCTTGTGGGAGGTACGTATGATCCGCATAACGTACCGTCCCGAGACCGACATTCACTTCGGCCAAGGCTTCGTCGGCACCGTTGCCGCAGTCCCCGGCATCGTCAACGCAACCGTCCGCGTGCATTTTTCGCTGTGCCCGCCGCGATTGCGAGGCGCGACGCTCCCGGACAGCACCCGGCAATGGCGCGACCTGTACAAGCTCACGACGATGCGCCTCGACTACCCCGAGATTGACGCCCAAATTTCCGCCGAGTAACATGGCGTGGCGAAACGCGTCCCTTGTCGGGGCGCGTCCGGATCGGGTATGCTCCGATCCGCTGACGAGCCAGCACGCCGCAATGGAGACACGCCAATGACCGAGCACGAACGCGAGCAAGCGCTTGCCACGATGGCCGAGGGATTCATGGAGCCGGAGTTCTACGAGGGGCCGTGGATCGAGATCGACGCCAACCACGGCAACTCGCACTACCCCGACGAAGGGTATAGCGACTACGAGTATCGTAGTTTCGGCGGCGATTTTGACGCTACCGTGACACGCCACCCGCACGGCGTTCTTTGTCGTCTCTCCGCTCCCGGATACCTGGACTGCACGGACTGGACGGCATTCGAGACGCGCGAAGAGGCCGAAGAGTACCTGGTCGAAACCTACGGAGACGACGCGTGAATCCGCAAGTCATCGTCGGCCTGATCGGCCTCGCGTGGTGGATTTCCGAACATCTTCGGTTCTACGTCTGGAGCGACTGAGCATGTTCGATGACTACGAAGAAGCCTACGCTTTCGCTCGCGAACGTGCACGAAAGTACGATCGCGATCAAGGCATCCGCAAGGTCCGAGAGTACGGCAAAACGCGATACAACGTGACGTTCCTTCCGCATCCCGACAAGTGTTTCGGCGACGACTCCCGAGCCAAACGGGTCACACCGAACGCCCTACCCTGAGAGGAACCCATGAGAGCATACACCTTCTCCGCCTTCGCCCGCAACGTTCTCGGTCTCCGCTCGTTCGCCTTGGGCCGTGCGATGCGATACTGGACGGCGCATGGTCCGGACGCGACATTGGCGGCTTTCGTGAGAGGGGAGTTTTCGTGAGTCGCCACAGTCACAAAGCATGCCCATGGTACGCAGAACTACCCTTGCCGGAGCCCCGATGCAAGGATTGCGACAAGCCTACGGGGACGGTCACGGGCTGTCCCGTGGTAGTGTGTGAGCAGTGTACAGCGGAACGTGATCGCGTGCAGCGCCTTCTGAGAAAGCTACGATGAGACACAACGGACGCGGACTCGGACTCGCCGTGATCGGACTCGGTTACTTCGCGGCCCTTGTGTGGCTCGCGATGGTCTTGTGAGGATTAGCGCCATGTGTTTCGTTGTCGTCGCTACCACAGAAAACACCACATTCTACTTGACTCCCGAATCGCTTGCCAGCGACATCGTCCATCGCGCTGCTCACTATCGCGATGGTACCGATGCTGCGTTGGCGGCGCTAAAAGCATCGCAGGATCCCGCATGGGGGCGCATAGCGTCACTATGGCGCCCCGCGGCGCTGACATCGGCGGGACTGACTATTGTGGAATAGGGGCGAAACGCGACCGCGCGTCGCGTCGCGATCGGGTATGCTCCGGTCGCCTGATGATGCCAGCATTGCATTGCAACGGAGACCACGCCATGACAATCCCCATCGGACGTGCCGTAAGTGATCCGTACTATGGCGATCACGGTACCGTAGTAAAATGGGAACCGTGGAACAAAGGATGCGACACGCTGCTCGAACTCGCCGACGGGCGCCGCATATGGTGCGCGATGCACACACTGCGCGCGCTCGATGGCGCACCGCTTCCCGACAGCGCCGAAGCCCGCAAGATAGGACGGGCCGCCGCACACAGTCAGTTGAAAGCCATACGAGCCCAACACATCCGCGATTTTCACAAGCCCTGGCCCGGGGCCGAATTCGCGAAAGTCTTGATAGGTCGCGCAATCGACCAAGCCATCGAGGAGACCACGCCATGATCCGCGACGATGAACGCCTAACGGGCGCCCGTGTGGATGGTAGCGCCGTCAACGTATACGACAACGGCTTCGGTTCACTCTGGCTCTACCAGAACTACGAAGCCCCTACGTGGATCGTACGCGCGCAGTCTTTCGAGGAAGCCCTCGAAACAGTGTACGACGAAATGCGCCCGGTTCCGGAAGACGAAGTCCACGAAGCGTACGGTTTCGACACGCGAGCCGAGTTCGACGCCGCGGTGAGGAAGCTCGACGGTTCCGGGGATTACCTGGAACTCACGGATGGGTTCTACTACCAGTCCAACGCCAGCGGCACGGGAATTGTATTCCCTGGCTACCACGAAGCACTCGAAGAACTCACGCCCGCGCTGGCCGAACGGCTCGGGGTGGAGATTGATAAGGAGAACGACGAATGAAAGGCAGCTGGATCGACATGCACGCGCGCGCCCTGAGCGTCCCGCGCGGCCCCGAAACGCCTATCGTAGGCTTCCGGAACGCCCTGCACCGATACGCCGAGTACCACAAGGACCGATACGAAACACCTATCGGCGCCGATGGCGTCCTCGGTCCCGCCTTCCTCGACATGGCCAAGGCATTCATCCGCCTGCTCGACGGCGAGACGGGGCGGCTAGACTGCGGGACGCTGTGGGGCGAGACGGATGAGCTGTTGAAGCGGCACGGTTTCGAGAAAGGATTGGACACATGACCCTCACCCTCGACCCCACCACGAACACCTTACGCCCCACCCTCACCGCACGAGAGCGCCTCGCGGAGTACGTTCACGCCCACGGTCCTATCCGCGCGGTGCGCGTCTCTTCGGCGCAGGCACGAGGCGCCGCGAAAGCGTACGCTTACTGGGGCGCGGTGCGCTACCGCATCGCTCTCAACCAACGCGGCCAGCCGAGCCTCCGCCCCGAAGAGCGGGCATCGTCCGACCGGCGCTCGATTGCGGGTGCGGAGCGGGACGCGGCCAAGATCGCGGAGCGGGAGGACCGGCTGGACGTTGACGATTGGGGACCGGGCGCACTGTCAGAATGGCAGGCCGAGAGCGCGCTGGTACGCTTAGGCGTGAACACCTAACCCGCCACCCCACGCGCACTTGCGCCATTCATTGCACATATGTGCGTTCCCTCTCTCAAGAATACCTAAGGAAAATTAGGTAATTGTCTATAGGTATTGTACAGAGCGGGAACGTACGTATGTGCAGTGGAAGTCCTATCTCCGCTCGGTCGAAAGACTTGGCGGATTTTTCTTGGCGCGCGGCGGGATGGGCGGTAGGATTGACGGCCGATCGCATACAAAATGCCGAGGATCGAGCAATGTACATGTTTGAACACCGCATCATCACTGCCAACGGCCACACGTACCGCCTAACTCGCCGCGCTGTGCCCGAGTGCGCGTACCGTCTGGCCGTACTACGCGACGACTTCGAGCCGATCGCGGATTTCGAAACCGAAGAGGCCGCGCGGTATGCGGCCGGAGAGGAGTGTGTACCATGGACCTCGAAGAACGAGTCACCCTACTCGAAACGGCCCACGAGCTGAGAGCGCGCGGTTGGGCTGTGCCGGATGCCGGCAAGCTGCATACGTGGACCAAGGGGTATGGAACCCAGGCGGAGACGGACTGGGTGCTGGCCACGCTGGCTTACGATGAGGGTGCCTGGCACTACTCCGTGAAAGTCGGCGCCTTCGTGCTGACGAGAGGCGCGGCACAAACCTTGCTCACGGCCGCCAATGCCTGCGATCACGTTGCGGAGCAGTATCGTAGCCGGTGGTCCTCATGATCCCCTGCGCCTTCTGTGGCGAGCCCGCCGAGGTCTCGGGCATCCTGGAAACCGCGCACCGCACCCAGAAGCGGCGGCGCATCAAGCAACAGCGCATCGTGCGGCTGTGTACGAACTGTCTCGCGCAGGACGCGGAGCTTGCGCGGTGGTGTCAGAAATATGGACGGAAGGGTTGACATGTCAGAGAGAGCGGAGGCGCGTGTAATCGTGACGGTCCTTCACATGGATGACCGCATGATCTCGAATAGCGAAGAAGTTGCCACCATCACCTGCCCCCCGAAACGGGCCGCGGTCATAGACCTCACGCAGACGCTCGCGGCGGCGCTCCGGCAGTTGCTTGCGCGGGACGTGCTCGAAGCGGGCGGGAAGGTGTTGGTGAGGGGGGAGGAGCGATGAGTTGGCTTGGTGCGGCTGCAGATAGTGACGTGCGTGACCTGAAGGCACGAATCGATCAGCTGGAGGATCGACTGTTACAGGTGGCGTCATACCATCAAAAACTGGTCGAGTTCGTGCGCAAGATGTACAACGAGGACGTGGCGCCCGTGGAGTTCTGGTTAGCGGAGCAGGGCGTGAGCATCTTTGAGCTGCGGCGCAAGCTGAAAGTGCAGCGGGGGGAGGAGTAGGGGCGTGCTTGAGCACCTGCACCAAACGCGAGGCTACCACCTGTACACGGTCGCGGATCGCCCCGACTTCCTCCTGGTCACGCAAGTGCGCGCACCAGGACCGGGGCGCCCGCTCACCGAGTTCCAGAGCCGCAACCCTGCCTTCATCGTGGCGCTGCGGGAGATGCTGCTCAAGCAGGGGGTCCTGCTCCGCTCCGGCGGCTCGCCCTGCTTTCGCTTTGGCGCGCGCATCGAGCAGCCCGCGACCGAGAGCCAGACGCGCGCACTGCTCACGAGCCACATCGCTTTCGGGGTGCAATACGTACAAGTGCCGCTCACGTGTGCGCGCAACAGCGCGAGCCTGGACGCCGAGCGCCTGAGCCGGTACGAACTCGCGGAGCTGGTGGCCGACCTCGCCACGAACCCCCAGGGCGAACGGCTGCTGCACCTGCTGCCGCTGTGCGCCACGGACAACTACAGCGGGCTCCTGATCCACGAGGACGAGATCCCGGAGCTGGGCGCGCGGCTGCGGTGGCCGCTGGTGGGTGATGTGCCTACCGATCCCGTGTACGAAATGCCTGCACCGCCCGCTGAGTGTGGACGAAACTATCCACGACTCAAACAGCTGTTCTCCGAGTTCTGGCTCGACGAGATCTCGCACGCCCGCCTGCACATGTTCCTGCTCGGGTGCTTCGACGTGTCGTATCTGACGCACTCTGTGCCCCTCCTGACGATCGACAGCTGGATGCAGGGAATGGGGAAGAGTGAGGCGGCGGAGGCCGTGGCAAACCTGCTACACGGGTACAGGACGCCGGCAATCACGCCGTCCCGCACGTCGTCGCCGGACCAGATGGCGAGTCATTACGGGGCCGGACATCTTGTCGCAGTTATGGACAACCTGGACGGTGTGGTGGACTGGTCCAACCCGTGGCTTGCTTCGATCCTAACCCAGCGCGGTGCCGCGGAGCGCCTGCGGTACGATCGCGCGAGTACGAACTTTCGTGCGCGGTCGGCGATCCTCACGTTCGTGTTCGGGCGCGCGACGCTGCACGAGGATCTGATCTCTCGGGCATGGAGGGTGCAGGTGTGGGGCGACACGTCCCGGTGGGCGGACGGTGCGCCGCCGCACTTCGCAAAGGACTACGCGCTGGATCATCGAGACGAGCTGGTGGCTGAGTGCTACTGGGCCATGAAGCGCGGGCGTAAGCACACCCTACCCACGGTGGACAGGTGTACCGTTTTCGCCAAGCGTGCTGCGGGTGCATACTTAGAAGTGTTCGGGAAGCGCCCGCCCTTGACAGATTCGGCTCACCGTGCTACAATCGGTACCCTTGCCTTGCAATTGCTGAAACGAGAACGCGCGGCATTCCCCCGCCGCCCTGTCAACGTCGACCTCCTGCCCGCCAACGCGCCCGTGGACACCCTCGAAGGGGGCACGGCGCTCGGGCTCCGGGTGGTGGACGGGAAGCTGAAGGAGGCTTCGAGATGATAGAGTTCTTCGACAACACGACCCGCCTCGTGGGACTGGCGCAGATCGTGGTTTGGTTGCTGTGGGTGCTGCAGGCGGTGGTGGTGGTCGGTGTATGTTCACTGTTCCACAAGAAAACTGACGGAGGAATCTGGATGCTTCCTCCGGTATGGGCTATAGCTACGGCAATGCTGACCGGCTTTGTGCTCATGCCTGCCTTTGTCCGCCTCATTGCAGGAGTGAACACATGAACGAGATCCTGAACAACCCCGATTCCTTCCGCGCCCTGCTTTGGATTCCGCTGCACCTGGTGGCGTGGTTGAGCGCGTTCGTGGCGTTCTGTGGGGTGTGGTGGTGGTGGCGATGTGTGAAGCGAGCCGATAAGGAGTACCCCACAAGGGGGTGCGAATACCGTGACCTATGCGGCGCGGGCATCGCATCGATCCTGCTCCGTGTCCTCTTCGTCGTCGCCATGATCGGCATCTCCTTCTCCTGCGTCGAGCGGGTGGTGGAGATTCGGTTTCCCCAGCAACAGGAGGCGGCCGAATGAAACCCTGGTGCCGCCACTGCCAAGCGGAGTACAAATGCCAGCAAGTGGAGCAGTGCGGCTTGCGCTTTCAGTGCGCGTGCGGGACCTGGTACACATGCCGCGAGCTGATGGAGGCCGAGGCGCGCATTGAGGCGTACACCCGCACCGAGCGCGAGCCGCCAACCGACTGGGGCTCCCAACTTAGCAGAGCGATCGAGCGCACCATCAACGAAGAAATCAAGAAGGTCTCGGCCCCCGACACCTGCGACTGCGGCTCGCCCCGGTGCACGTGGACGGGGAGTGCGTTTTGTTGGAAGGGGTTGCGATGACGAATCAAGGCGCCGAGCGCGCGGGAGGGGAGTGATGGACGCCGAGAAGATCCTCATCGAAGAGACGCAGCGGCGCTACGGCCATCTCGACCTCGCCGCCGCTGACCTGCTCGCGCTCTACCGAGCTGGCGGCAACAAGCTGCCCGACTCGCTGCGCGGCGCGTACGACCTGATCGCGCTCGCGCAAAGCCTCGACCCGAGCCACCCGCTCTACGCGGGGCCGGTCGCCGAGCTGAGCGCCGCCGAGTCTGCGTGGGACGCCTACATGCGCTCGCGGCCGGGTCCTCTGACGTGGCCGGACGACGCCAGGCGCGAGGCGTTCATGGCCGGCCGCGCGAGTGTGAGCGCCGAGCGCGCGGGAGGGGAGTGATGGAAGACTGCCACGACTGTTATCGACTCGAAGCCGTCGTCGAGAAGCTGATGGCACGTATCCGTGCGCTGGAAGCTAAGCGTGGCACCGGCGAGTTCGCCGGCTGGCGCGTCAACGACGACGGCTCGGTGAGTCCGCCGGGGCGGCCTGAGGCGTGGGTGTATCGCTTGTCGAATGGCGACTGGGGATATCGCATAGCGGATGACTTCGATGGGCGGGATTTCACCTTCCCCACCTTCCCCGACGCAGTGCGAGAGCTGCTCAAGGCGTTAGAGGCCCATGAGTAACCTTGCCCACCTCTTGGGCTGGGCGGCCTTTGTCATTGATATCGCCGCTCTGTGGGTCCTCGCTTCCCCGTCGCCTCGGCGGCGCTGGTGGGGTATGGTGGGCATGTCCTGTGTGAACGCGCTGTTCGCTGCGCAGGGCGTCCTGCTCGGGGTCGGCTCGTTGGTGGCGGTGTCGGGGGTGTCGTTTGTATTACAGGTGCGGATCGTGTTGTGCTGGAGGCAGGTGATCTAATGGGCGGAACCAAGAACGACGCCGGCAAGCCGGCCACCGACGACCTCGACGCCCGCTGGCTGCTCGCTGTGGCCCGTGTGTGCGAGAGCGGCGACCGGAAGTACGAGGTCGGCAACTGGCGCGGCCTCACAGCAACGCGCCTCTACGCCAGCGTGCTGCGCCACCTGTGGGCGTGGCGCTCCGGCGAGGACCTGGACCCCGAGACCGGGGAGTCGCACCTGACGCACGCTTCGGCGGGGCTGAGTTACCTATGGTGGCATGCACATGACGAACGAGGACACGATGACCGAGCCGAAGCCGACGCGCGAGGAGTCACTGCGCAGGGTGCAGTTCTCGGAGGAGCTGCTGATCGAGGAGCAGATGCGAAAGTGGGGGTGGCCCCCAGATCTGGGGCGCTCGACCTCCTCCGCGCGTACGGGTGGCAGTGCAACGGCTGCCGCGGCTGGAACCCGCCAGGCGCAATCCACTGCTGCAACTGCCCCCTCTGGCGAACACAGAGCGCTGCGAACAATCCACTGGGTCCTGATGAAGCTGTCGTGGACAGCCCTGAACTGGCCGCGCCTGCGCCCGGAGCAGAGGCGGGGGGTGGTGAGGCAGTTGGGGAAGGTGCTGGTCGCCGATGCTACTACTGCGGCCGTGATCCCGAAGACGACAGGTGTGTGCACTGATGACCTATAAATTCCCCTGGCGCTGCCCTTTTTGTCACCATGATCAGCCCCACGAACAACGGTGTCCGTGCAAGTATACCGTGTTAGAGGCGTTCGCGCTGCGCGATGAGTGGGCGGACGACTTCACCGACTGGGTAGAGGCCCCCGACCTGGCACATGTCACCCTGGCTGAGGCATTCAAAGCAGGGTGGTCTATAGGCAGGAGACGTAATGGCGCTTGACATCAACACCGCCCGCGCAATCGACCGTGAGGTTTCACTACCCTCCAACATCAGGGGCTTCGACGACCGCGCCTTCGTCGTGTCGATCGGGCCCTCGGGGCTGGTCGTGCGGGAGAAGAACCAGAGCGCGGCGCGGAGTGTGACGTGGCGCGAGCTGTTGTCGTTCATGTGTTTGCATTGTCCGGAGCGGTGATATGACCTTCGTGTGCGTTGTGTTGGTAGTAGCCTACGGGATATACTGTTGTGACCCCTTTACACCAACACCCGCCTGGTGGCGCTGGATGCAAGGACCAGAATGAAATACGACGTGATCCTGGCGGACCCGCCGTGGCGCTACTCCTTCAGCCGCAGCAAGTCGCGCGAAATCGAGAACAAGTACCCGACGATGACGCAGGCGGACCTTTGCGCGCTCAAGATCCCGGCCGCCAAGAACAGCGTGCTGTACCTCTGGGCCACGGCACCGAAGCTGCCAGAGGCGCTTGAAGTCATGGCGGCGTGGGGGTTCAAGTACAAGACGCATGCGGTGTGGGACAAGGTCAACATCGGCATGGGCTACTGGTTTCGGGGGCAGCACGAGTTGCTGCTCGTCGGAGTGCGTGGTAAGATGAGTCCTCCGGCGCCCGACAAGCGGATCGGATCGGTGCTATGGTGGCCGCGCCGCAAGCATTCGCAAAAGCCTGATTTCGTGAGGCACCACATTCGTGCGGCGCACCCCGAAGCGCGGTGTGTGGAACTCTTCGCCCGCGAGGCCGCACCGGGGTGGGACGCGATCGGGGACGAGATTGACGGGCGGGATATACGGGAGGTGCTCAGTGCTGTGGGCGATTGACACAGAAACGGAAATGATCGAGGGCCTGGGCGCCAAGATCCGCACCCGCGTGCACGTGCCCCGCCTCGCCTGCGTCTCGTACTGCAACGGGTCCGTCTGTGACGTGACCGCGGTCGATACACCTGAGCGCGAGCACGCCCTGCGGGTGCTGCTCACGCGCATTCTGGAGTCGGATGATGACATCGCTATGCACAATGCGGCGTTTGATGTCGCAGTCTTGGCAAGGCATTTCGGCAATCACGAAGGGTGGCGCCGAGCTATTGCTGGAGGTCGTGTGCTGGACACTCGCGTGCTTCATACTCTTCGCTTTCCTGATCTCGACGGTAGTCGCACTCTTGCTGCTTGTGCCAGCGGTGTGCTGGGAGTGGAGCTTGAAAAAGGCGGGGTACGTACGAGTTTCGTCCCAGGAAAGGCCCTGACCTCCGAGCAAGCTGAGTACGCGCGCATGGACGCTCGGGTCACATACGACCTGGCCAAGACCCTGCTGGACACCCCGTACGGTGGCCTGTCCCCTCGACCCCCGCACTTCCGCGCCTTCCAGATCTACGCAGAGGAGACGGGCACAGTCAACCCCGACCGCCTCTTCTCCTCGGCCGCAGCGTGGATGGCCTTCAACTTGGAGTCCGTCGGCCTCGGCGTCTCGCCCGAGCGGCTCACCGAGCTGCACGACGAGTACGCGCGCCGCGAAGACGAGCACCTTATGGTGTTGCGCGAGCACGGCTTAGCGGAATTGGTGCGCGAGCCGGGCGCTGTACCCTATATAATAGAGTACCGTGGCGACCCACCCCCGAGGAAGTGGACGCCCGACGTTCTGAACAACCGCATGATTCGCACCTGGGTGGTTGGTCGTAAGAAGCGCAAAGAACATAGTGTGGCTTCATTGCCTGTTTATGGGACGCAAGCCGTGGGCGCCGTCGTCAAGATCCCGCAGACCAAGCTCAGGGAGGAGTTCGCACGTGCTGCGGGCGAGCTTGGCCTGCAGGCGGCGGCGCCCGGGCAGGTGCCGGTCGAGGGGCAGTACCCCGTGTCCGAGAGCGGGCAGCTGTCGCTCGACGCGAAGTTCTGGAAGCCGTACCGAGAAGAGTTGCCCCCCGGCCTGCAGGAATACCTGGCGCTGGGCAAAGTCCGCAAGCTCCTCGGTACGTACTTCCGCCCGCTGCGGGAGACGGGGGCCGATCGCGTGTACGCGCACTACATGGTGGCGTTCGCGCAGACGGGCCGGTGGTCGTGTTACAGGCCCAACCTTCAGAACCAGCCCAAGAAGATCCGCGACCTGTACGTGCCAGCGGAGGGGCACGTGTTCGTCAGCGCGGACTACAAGAGCTTGGAGCTGTACTGTGCGTGCGAGGCGTTCCACCGGCTTGGCTTGGGTGGAGGGCCGCTCCGGCAGGTGCTCGACGTTGGGGGCGACGTGCACCGGAACACCGCCGCACTCCTGTTCCGCAAGCCCGCCGAGGAGGTCACAGACGACGAGAGGCAGACGGCGAAGATCGCCAACTTCTCGCTCCTCGGCGGGCTCGGCCCGAAGAAGTTCAGGCGCATGGCGATCCAGGCCGGGCTGGACTGGAGCCTGGAGCAGGCCGCCGACGTGCGCGATCGGTGGTTCTCGGCCATGACAGATTGCGCCGAGTTCCTGCAGCTGTTCCGGGTGGACCCGTGGCAGGCGATGCCCGACGGGTGGCGCAAGGACGCATGGCTCGATCTCAACGGGGTGCCAAGTGACCCGTGGCCGAGCAAGTGGGAGCTGCAGCGGGGGCTGGCTGACGGTGCGGTGTACGAGGTGCGCCTGCCGAGCGGGCGCGTCGTGCCCAACCGGCGCTTCAGTCAGGCTGCGAACTGCTTCTTCCAGGGGATCGGGGCGGAGGTGATTACGCTGGCGTTCAACGCGCTGTGTGCGGCGGGGCTGGAGGTGGCAGCGGTGGTGCACGATTCGGTCACGCTGCAGGCGCCCAAAGAGCGCGCGCAGTGGACCGCGGGCAAGCTGGAGACGATACTGGCCGAGGCCGAGAGTGCTGTGTGTTCATGCGGCGTGGCGATTCCTGTTCCTGAGGTGATTGTGAGTGAGGTTTGGAGCTGATGTTTACGTTCAAAGTGCGGGGGAGATCCTGCTTGGCTGTTGGGAGTCTTCGGGAGCGCGCCGGAGCCGCCGAGCGAGACGGTTTTCGTTGGCACATGTTCCTTCTTCCTGCGGGCGAAGAGATACAGGAGCTGATCCTTACCGACGAGGAAATGGGGCGGCGCGACGACTGCCCGAAAGAAGGGGAGGCGCATACCGCTTGTATCACGCGCTGGGTCGAAGAGCAATTGGACGCGCAGGGCCACTGCGGCTCGCCCCGCTGTACGTTCCCCGGCTCACTGCATTGTAGGGGGCCAGTATGAGAGCGTCGTACAACAAAGAGGTGGGGGTCAGGCTCTATAGGCAACGAGACCGCGGGCGCACTGCGGTAAATACGGAGAAACCCGTGACCTCTGGAAACTACTTACCTTTCAAGGGCTCCAAGAAAGCCAATGCCCGTCCCGCCGACGACGCAGCGGCGGACTACAACTTCGGCGTGCAGCGGGACCTGAGCTGCCGGCCGCAGTCGTATCGGGACGGGTACCTGCGGGCGTGGGAGGAGTTGGATTCGTTCATGAACACGGAGGAGATGTGGGATGAGTGAGTACACGATCGACATTGATGAGGATCTGGCCGAGGGCGGGCTAACTGCCTACGAGCTATACCGAGAGGAGTGGGACGCGTACTTCAAGGAATGCGACTTCCGAGATGACGTGCGGTCCGTGGTGTACTGGTACGGGCACGAAGCCTACGAAGGTGGAGGTACCGCCATTGTGAAGCTGTCTGATGGCACCTTCCACGAGCTGTGTCTGGGGCACTGCTCCTGTTACGGACCCCTGGACAACCAGAAATACACCTACCCCGATCCGGAATCGCCGTGCGCAGTGGCGGCGCGTAAGCGAGCGGTGGATGAGATGTACGACGGAGGCGAAGATGAGTGAAGGCGTAATCGTCGTCGGCGGCGAGGGCTACCTGGGCGCGCGCCTGTGTCCGCTACTGCGCTCGATCGGCTTCGAGGTCGAGAGCGTGGACGCAGGCGTGTACGGCAACGTGCCGCCAGCCTACGCCAAGGACGTGCGCGAGATGGAGCCGCCCGCTGACGGGCGCCCGGTCGTGTGGCTGGCTGCTGTGCACCGGGAACCGGAGGGGCTGGCCACGGACGAGGACCGGGGCAAGTGGTGCGCGGCGCTGGAGGATATCACCTTCACGCAGCCCGAGAAGTGGGTGCGCGCCGGCCACCCGCTGCTGTTCCCGAGTTCGATGCAGGTCATAGAGCTGATGGGCGCGAGCGCGTACGGGTACGCCAAGCGCATGTTCGAGTCGCGCTGGACCGGGCAGCGGGGCGTGCAGATCGTGCGCTTCGGCACGGTGTGGGGCGGCTTCAACAGCGCTGGCCCTGTGCGGGTCGAGACCGCGATCAACTCGGCGCTGCTCGGGCGCACGCTGACCGACAACTACCTGGCGTACACAACGCACATCGATCGCGCGCTCACGGCGCTGGCGCACATGCTCATGCGGCCGTTCCTCGGCACGGTCGAGAACGTGACGGACGAGGACGCGCCGATCAGCGGCCCCGAGATCAACGCTGTGATCGACACGGCGGCGCGCGAGCGCACGACGTGGCAGATTCTGTTCATGCTGGAGCGTGCGCAGGCCGAGAAGCGGTCGGATCTGCGTAAGCCGCGCGAGCACTTCACCCGGTCGCTCGCCCGGTTCTACCACTTGCCCTGGCCGGAGGGCACGAAGGAGGAGTGGAAGCCGTGATAACGACGGAACGACACCCCATCAATGACCTGGAGCTGCTCGTCGCGTACGACTGGCTCGGGCAGGACCAGTCACCGCCGGTCGAAGCGCTGACGTGGCCTGCTGAGGTGGACTACGTGGCCGTAGGCGTGACGCTGCAAGGATTCGATGAGGACGGCGAGGCTGTGGAGGCCGAGCGCTGGTGGCCGGCAGCCGGCCTGCTCGGCTTTGTGCTCGACAGCCCCTCGCCCCGTCGCCCTGTGCTGCGCGCCACGGGCTTGTTTCGTGCCCGCCGTGCGGACACAGCGGAGGCCAACGCGCGCGCTGCGGTGGTGGCCGCGATTACACGCATCACCACCACGAAGATGACCCGGCAGGAGCGCGAGGCAGCGCGTCGCGCAGCGGCCGTGGCCGCGGGCTTACCGGCCTGGGTGCGATCTACGGAGGCGCCAGACAGTGAGCGGGAAAAGGGCAGGAGTAGAGTATGAAGGGTCGTGACATCAAGCATCTGATTTTGGGCATCGGTGTGCTCTGGCTCGTATGGTGGGCGTTACAGTGGATGTCTGCCGAGCGCGTGCTTGACCGAGCGCACGAGGCGCAGATCACGGTGTGGGGATTGCAGATGGAACAGTACAAAGTGGATCGTGGCAAGGAGGTTACGCGATGAGAATCTGCATGGGTTGGGATTGGGCCTTCTGGGCTGTGGGGGTTACCTACGTAGCGGTGAAGTACCCGCGGCGCGGGCATTCTGTCTGTTTCCACGTTGGTCCGTTGATTCTGGAGTGTGTGTGGTGAGTATGTACGAAGACGAGCGGCGTGAATTGTTTCCTCAGCCGCAAGACCGCCCCGAGCACGTGAATCCTATTCGCGGGCGTAAGATCAGTCGTCCGCTGTGTGCTACGGAGACCGCCGTGCACCTGTTGCGGGAGGCGGACTTGTGCGACTTGGGCGACCTGTTGCAGGAGCTTGGGTGCTCATACATTGTTCTACGGCGGGGAGAGGAACGGGTGGCGATTGAGAACCTGGAGAAGAAGTGGACCTTGTAGAGCCGAAACGTTATAACCACAGCTTCTCCAGCATCAAGACGTTCGCCGAGATCTGTGAGTTGCGCTACGCCTACGAGAAGCTGACCCCGTGGGAGGACACGGACGCGAGCCGGCGGGGCAATCAGATCCACTCTGCGCTGGAGTTGTGGGGCAACTACGGCTTCCCAAGTGCGACCAGCCACAGCTACGACGAGGTGCTGGACACGCCCGGAATTCTGTCGCGCAATGAGCTGGAGGGGTGGCTGTCGAGGGTACATACGATTGCCGAGAAGCTGGTCCCAAGGGAGCGGGAGTTCTGGATTCGCACCCCGCTCGACGGCTGCGCGCGCCCGCTGGTGGGCAAGGTCGACCTGCGGGCGCACCACGAGGACTACGGAGAGATGCTGATCGATTGGAAGTCGGTCAACAACATGCGGAAGAAGCTGACGCAGACCGAATGCGACAGAAGCCTTCAGGGGCGCATCTACTGCAAGGTCACAGGCATTCGTCGGATCGGCTTCGTTTACTTCACTGAGAACCACGAAGCGGAGCTTGTGACGAGTGAGTACACGGACAAGGACCTCGCAGAGGCGTGGGAGTTCGTCTGCCACACCTGCCGCCAAATCGAGAACAGGTGGAAGACGGGACACTGGCGGAAGGCTTTCCCTGGTGGGCTCTGCTCCGAAACGTGGTGTCCGATGTTTGCGACCTGTTACGGCGGAGCAGGCACAGGTAGCACGGACCAAGATGTGGCCGATGGGGCTGCGTGACGATATTGTAATGTACCATGCCGCGCTGCTCGACACCGAGGGCTCGATCGTGTTCGAGGGCTCCGGCTCCGTACACTACTCGGTCGAGCAGATCGGCTACGACTACCTGGCCGGCATTCAGCGGCAGGCGGGCGTTGGCCAAGTCACTCGGCAGGGCAGGGACCGTGCGCACATTACGCGCTTTTCGATCCGTGCGCACGCAGAGGTTTTCGCGTACCTAAGCGCGCTCTGGGCGTACGCTTACAAGAAGCGTGGGGAGATCGAGGTTGCGCTTCAGCTCCTCGATGGTACAATCGATGCTCGTACGGCGCGGGGCCGGATCGATGCGATTCGGGCGGCGTACAGGGACTAAGGAGGAAACGACATGGCAACAGCCACGGAACTGTCCGGCGCGCTGCCGGGGTACTTCAAGATCGACGACCTCAAGGGCCAGCCGCCCGTGACGTACACGATCGCGTTCTCAGGCTCGAAGCCGGTGGGCAAGGAGCAGGAGGACAAGCCGATCCTGGAGTTCGCGGAGACGCGCAAGGCACTCGTGCTGAACGCGACGCGGTGCCGCCAGCTCGGCGGGATCTTCGGGGACGCGGACCTGCGCGGGCAGAAGGTGAGCTTGTCGGTGCGGGATGAGAACGTCAACGGCAAGAAGTTTGAGATGATCTGCATCGACGCGGCGGAATGATTCGGGTGCCGGCCATCGTCCAAGGAGGACCCCTGCATGTGGCGGGGAAATGCGGGAAGACCCCGCTGGCCGGCCTTTTTCAATGCCCAAGAAGCCACCGACGCCCAAGCTCACAGAGATCGCGGCGCTCGTCCTGCAGCTCGAAGTGAGGCAGGCCGAGACGGAGGCGATCGTGCGACGGCTGCGAGTGGCGGTGGCAGAATTACAGGGAAGACGATGAGCGTGAACCCAGACCACACCCGAGCGATCTACGACCGCATCATCGCGCTCGAAGAAAAGCTCCCGGAAATCTTGAGTATCCTGAAGGAGATCAATGAGCGAACTCGACCTGCACAGCGAACTGGCAAAAGTGCACCGAAGGCTCGATCAGTTCGAGCACCTACTGAACCAGCACCAGCACCGGCAGAAGAAGCTGGACGCGGCGTACGAGGAGGCGCGGCAATTTCAGCAAGAGATCCGCGCACTGGGGGATTCCTTGAAGACGGCCCCCAGGGGTCAGACTAAGGTCCCGGCTGCTGTCGAGACGCAGTTGAAGGGGCTGGAGACGAGGGTGCTGTTTCTGGAGGAGAAGGTCGGATGAGCGTAGAGCCCATGGTAGTAAACACGGACAACCCCGACCTGGCCGCCGTACTGGCCAAAGCGTATGAAGCGGGACAGAACGGTTGGGGGTTGGTGATTCGGGTGAATGGTGCGGAGAAGAAAATTGGCTGACACGTACCGCAAGCTCCACACCTCCGTCTGCGAAGCCAAGACCGCGTCGCGCGTCAGCGCAGCGATTCTGCGGGGGCAGTGGAAGCCTGGGGTGTGTCACGTCAACGCCACCACCATGGTGGCCAACGCACTGGGTGTGCCCACCTCGTGGGTACACCTGACGAATTCCTGCACGTCGGCGCTCGCGGCTGCGTACGCTCTGGGTCCCAAGCCAGATCTGCACGCTGTCCCGCTTCTCACCTACAGCGCAACCGCGGCGCCGGCGCTTCTTCAGGGGATCGACATTCAGCTGGTGGACACGGACGTACATGGCTGCCCGCTGGTCGGACTACGCGCACCAACAGTAGGGGTGGATCTGTGGGGCAGGGCGTACCCCATATCCGACACGTGGCAGCCCGTGATCCTCGACGCCGCGCACCGCTTCGGCGGCACGGAGCACACGGCGCTAATCGATAACGGCACGATCGTGTGCTACTCGTTCGGCCCGCAGAAGGAGTGCGCCGTGCCTCAGGGCGGTGCGCTCGTGTGGCGCGCGATGGAGAATCAGTCCGTGCGGGACGAGGTCGCGGCGTTCCTGAACTATGGCCAGCACGAGCGCGTGCCGACCGGGCGCGGGGGGATCTGCGGGTGGATGCCGGAGCCGATCGCGGCGCTGCTCGTGCCGCAGCTTGCCGTGCGCCGCCGGGAGTGGTGCGCGAAGCGGCGGCAGGAGATCCTGGAGACGTACGAGAACTTCCTGGGCGCGCTGCTGCTCACGAAGCCTGGCGACGCCTCGGGGCATGTGGCCGTGATCGCGCTGCCCGACGAGGGCACGGCCAAGTGTGTGCGCGCACAAATGAAGCGGGCGGAGATAGAGGTGGGCCTGCACTACCCGATTCACCCGGAGCACAAGGGCACGAATGCGTATGCGCTGTCGAAGCGGATTTTGACGCTGCCGTGCCACCTGTCGATGAATGGCAAGGACGCGGCGAAGATCGCACGCGCGGTGTTAACGGCATGAGAAAAGAAATGAAGCGCATAGGTCACGGCCCCAGCGGCGCGTACGCCACTACCTTTTACGAGGTAGCACCTGGTATAGTCGTATGCTCCGACTGCCGGGGCTACGTGTGGCGGTCCAGTTACGAAGAGGCCGCAGAGGCCAATCAAAAACGTAAAAAAGAGGCTGCAGGACCACTGCAGGAATGGCCATGACAAACGACTTCTGGTCCACCCCCCGACCCTGGTACCACCAGGACACGTACTTCTCCGACGAAGAGGCCCGCCGCCTCTACGACCTCGCGGACCGCTGCGACCTGCGCAGCTGCCTGGACATTGGCTGCGGCGATCCGAAGCGCGGCCGACGCATTCTTCGGGGCGCGAAATTCCTCGACAGTGTGGACCTGTATCCGCACCACGCAAGTGTTACCCGGGGGGATGTGCTCACGTACAGCGGCGGCCCCTACACGACCGTGCTGTGCTGTCGCGTGCTGTGCAACCTGCCGGAAAACACACGGGTACAGGCGGTAGAGAACTTGGCCGCGCTCGTTCAGGAAAGCGGACACTTACTGCTTGCGGACGGGGTGGCGTCTGTGCGGGAGAAGGTCCAGAACTACCGGGCAGAGCGCGGTTGGAAGTCCGTGCCGCCGAGTTCCTCTGGGTCTACTGAGCTGAGCTGTGAGACGCTGGACGCGCTCGCACGTTTCTTTCGTGTCGAGGAGTATACTGCTCCAGCAGCCGATTATATGCTCTGGACACGGCGTGACCAAAAGAATCTGTTCCCGATGGATGACGTGCGCCGCTACGATTTCCCGCGCTACGGTGACACGGAGCGTCGGGACTTTTCATGGCCGCGGATCTGGCTGCTGCGGAGGGTGGCGCGATGAGTTGGAGTCGGCCTGTAGCCGCGTACTTGTTCATCGGCGGCCCCCGCGACGGTGGGTGGTACCCTGTGCCCGAACCCTACCCGGAAATCGCTGTGCTGGATGATAAGCTCGATGACCCGAAGCACGATGAACGGGTGCGGACCGCCACATACTACCTGCACGCGTTGCCTGCGGGGTACAACGTCTACTGCACCTCCCGGTGTATGCAGGATGCCGTAGCCGCGCTGCTCGCATGGTACCCCGGGCAGGACCTGGCCCAATTCAAAAAAGCAAGGAGGCGCGCACTGTGATCCTGTCCGGCGAAGTCGACAACGACATGCTCGGCGCTGCCCTCGTGGGAGCGCCCGAGTACTTCCTCTGCACCCCCGGCGGCGACACGGACATTGCGCGTGCCGTTGCCGACCTCATGGTGGGGCGTACGATCACGGCAGGGGGCACGGTCGCGTCAAGCGGCATCCCCATCTTCGCGTCCGCTACGCGCCGCCTGGCGCTCGCGAATACGATCTTTCTTTGGCACAGCCCCTACGCTACCGACCTGGGGACCTGCCGCGCGGAAGACCTCGACGTCCTCCGGCAGGGGCTCGACAGTTGGTATGACTGGGCTTGCACCCTCCTTGGCGAGACCACGAACCGCAGCGCGGATTTCTGGGCCAAGCTCGGCGCGAATGCTGGCACGGAGTTCACGGCGTACGACGCTCTTGAGTACGGGCTTTGTCACGGCCTGACGCGACAGCTTTCCGACACTCTCCTCCAGAGTGTCCAGGCGTCGTATCACACTGCGCGAGGCCAAGGCGACAGCGGTCACCACGACGGCGATTTGGGCAAGAATATCAGTCGTCAAATTCGCCCTCCTGCTCGCCGTGCTTGAGTTCGCGGTAGCGTTTGAACCGCTCGATGCTTTCCTGGTCCTGTAGGATCTTGCGCGACCTGTCCTCGTAGGCGCCAGGGAGCTGTTCGGTGAGCGCGTACTGCAAGATCCGCAGTGCGCGGTCGCCGGTCATTCGCGGGTCCTTCGTCTCGAAGTGCTGGCGGATGTGCTGCAGCGCGACCTCCATGACGGCCGGGTCGGACCACCCGCGGAAGCCCTCCGGGTCGTTGCCCGTCTGCATTGCGGCCTTGCGGGCCAGGTGTACCATGACGTCGTCCTTGATCCCGGCCGCGCTCATGGTCAGCAGCGACGTGACTTGGTGGATCAGGTCGGCCTCGGCAAAGGTCTCGCCGAAGTTGGCGCGGTCCGCCTCGCCCTTGAGCAGCTTCTCGCCCTCGCGTCGCAGGACCTCCTCGGACACGCCCACGACCCGGAACTGCGGGTGCGCGTTCAGCTCCTTTTCGAGCTGCTTGACGGTCTTGGCCCTCTCGCGTTGTGCCCAGCCGACCAGCGCCGAGTCGCCCGTTTTTTCGCCGTGCGCCTCCATGTAGCCGGCGAGGCTCATGCGCTCCTCCAGGTGCTCGAACTGGCCGCGACCGAAGCCTTCCGGGTACAGCCCGTTCTTTCGATTCGCGTAGAACATCCACACGGACAGGTCCTCGTCCGAGATCGATCGCCCGCGCGCCAAGGTCTCGGGCACCGGCATGTCGTCGAGCGAGGCGATGTTCATGGCGTCGAGCGCGAGCTTGGTCGAGTACGCCAGCGGCTCGCCCGAGACAATGTCCGCGTAGTCCAGCGCACTGCCGGTGTGTCGAATGCCCGTGAGCGAGTACAGCAGGCGCCCGATCGGCGGGTCGAGCCGGCCCGTACCTGGACGCGGCGGGTAGCGCAGGCCGTCCACGTTCGTGCGCCCGACCGAGCCGAACCAGGGGCTGGAGCCGGGCACAATCAGGCGCGACAGTTCCATGACCGAGTGCCCCACCGCGCCGAAGAAGCCACCGCCGATCTTCTCGTGCGTGACAGCGTCCTGGTCGGTGGTCATGGTGTACAGCGCGTCCATGGCCGGGTTGCCGGTGAACTGCCCGGCAACGCGCAGGGCCGCTCCGCCGAGCAGGCCCGCCGGCCCCGGCACTTCTTCGGTGCGTCTCGTGAGTGCGCCCTCCAGGCCCGTTGACTTGCGCAGCAACTGCAGCGCGCCGAGCTGGGGCGCCTGCCACTCGTCCACTCCGTCGCCTGTGACCGAGGGCGTGACGAGCGTGCTCGTGGCGTGCACGACTGCGTCCCATGTGCTGCCCTGTCCGCGCGCCTTGTAGTACTCGATCGGGTCGATGCCATCCATCATCAGCGCGGGCGCGGACAGCATCGGTGCGGCAGTGAGCCACCCCAGCAGCATTCCCGGCGACTGCCGCAATTGGTTGAGCTGGATGCGGATCATCTCCAAGGGGAACGACAGGATCGGGTTCGCCACCGGGATGTCGCGCAGCAAGCTGAACGCGCCGCGGATGTTCGAGTAGTCCTGCATGAAGGTGCGCACGCGGCTGATCGCGTACTCGTGGCTGTGGCCCAGCTGCCTTATGTGGAGGTACGCACCCAGTCGGTGAATGTTGCCCTCGCGCTGATACAACGAGTGCGTGTAGTTGCGGTACTCGTCGAACGTGCCGCGCTTGTTGCGCGTACCGAGGAGCCAGCCCACAGCTTCGTCGAGGCGCCGGTGAAACTTGGTGGGCTCCGCGTCGATCGCGGCCTGCAGCGCGTACTTCTCGCCTTCGAGGCGGGACGCGAGATTGTTCAGCTTCGTGAAGTTCGGGTCGCTGGCCGTCAAGCCTTTGATCTGCTCGGCCAGACCGTCAAGGTCGCTCTCGACGCGGGCCAAGCGCGCGGCCCGTCGGGCTGGCGCCCCCTTTGCCTCCGCTGAGGTGCCCCGGATAATGCCCTCGGCGCTCTCGCCAAAGAAGGCTTCCGTCATGGACTTGTAGGCGTCGGCGGACACGGGGTTGGTGCCGAGCATGCTGTCACCGAGCATGCCACCGCGCGCCGCGTCCTCGACCCACTGCCCAAGCTGCGGGTCCGTCTGCTTCAGCTTGTCGAGTTCGCGCGCGAGACTCTTCGTGGCGTTGAAGCTCTCCATGATGCCGCCCTTGCCGCCCTCGCGCCCAAGGAGGAACTGCCGCGCCCAGCGCTGCGCCTGCTTGCCCTTCGGGCTGGTCAGGTAGCTGCGCCCGGCGGCGGCAGGGGCGAAGAGCTGCGAGTCCGTCACGCGGTTCATCATGTGCGTGCGCCCGAAGCGCTCGATCCCGTTCGTGCCGATGAGTTGCCGGATCGAGACCGTGCGGTCCTGCAGCCACGACGCCACCTTCGAGAGCCCGCCGGCCCAGCCGGGCACGTCCGTGATCGCGGCCTCGGTGAACTCGCGTGCCATGTCGTCGGCCATCTTCTGCATGTGTAGCGCGCGCTGGATGTTCAGCGCCACGTCCTTGTGCACGTACTTGCCGGCGATCGGCTCGAAGAGGCTGCTCTTCTTGGGGATCTCGATGAAGTCGCGGGTCATGCGCTTCCCGGCCGGAGTGCGCTGGGCAAGGTTCCACTCGGCCTGCGTCATCATGAAGCCGGGGCGATCGAACGCCTTGTGTACCTGCCAGATCGGGACCATGCGCATCAGGTCGATCGTCCGCGCGCCCAGCGCGGCACCTCGGCCTATGAGGCCCAGCTGCGCGGCGTGGTCTTCGCCGAGCGGATCGAGCACAACGTAGCGGTCACCGAGCCCGGTGCGGGCCTCGATGCCAGACGTACCTTCGAGCGGCTTGGCAGACTTCGTGCGCAGGCCGTAGTGGTCGGCGACGTAGCGGTGCGCCTCCATGCGGCTGTCGAAGCGCTTGTCGATCCACTCGCTGCCGCGCTGCTGGATCAGTAGGCGTGTCTGGTAGATGTCGCGCTGCAGCTCGAAGGCGTCGGACTCTTGCACAGACGGGTCGAAGTCGGAGCGCCCCTTCTTGATCTGCTTCTCTACCCGCCTACGAGCTGCCCGGCCGAGCAGGCGAGGGAACTCTTCGGCGGAGTAGAACTGCGGCGAATACGGGCGCGCGTAGTTCTCATACGCCTCGTCCGAGATCCGACCGAGCCGGTGCAGCTCGGTCACCAGATCCATGCGCACGCCCTCCATGTTCTCGAACGCGCGCCCCATGCTCTCGGCCTCGCCGCCCTCGCCAAAGCGGGTGCGCAGGTCCGGGTGCTCCTCGAAGAAGTCTTGCCAGCTGCGGTACTCGCCGCGCCCCGCCTTGCCAAGCATGTCATCGAAGGCGTCGCGCAACTGTGGCGTCAGCCTGTGGTACTCCTCGAAGAAGTGCTGCGCCTTGAGCATTTGCGCCACGAGCTTGCCGCGCGAAGAGATCGCCAGTTGGCGCATGTGCTCCGCGACGTCGGCCGGGCGGGTGAAGTCCCAGCCGTTCATCTTGCCCGCTACGGCGTCGAAGTCTTGCGCGGCGATGGTCTGTGCCAACTCCTGGGCGCGTGCGATCTGGGTGGGCAGATCTTGCTTGACGACCTTCGGCAGCCGGTCGCGCCGCTCGGCCAGGGCTGCCGCCTCGCCGGGGTCTTCCGCGCGTGCGATCCTACTCTCCAGATCCGCACGCCGCCCCTCAACCTTGCTGATCCACTGCGGATCAAACACGAACTCGTCGCCCGACTGCAGAAACTTCTCGGGAATCTCGCGGTCGAACAGCGTGCGCACAAACTCGCGCTTCTGTCGACCAACAAACCGGAGCGCCTTCTTCCGCTCCTTGCCCGTGAGGGCTCCGCTCAAGGCGGACTCCTCAATGCGTGCGATCTCGTCCATCTGCTCGAAGAACTCGCGCGGCGGAATGAGTGTGCCGTCCGCGTTGCGCGCGCCCTTGTGCGACGTCCAGAGCTGGTGCCGCGCACCCGCGCCTTGGGACGCCTCCCACCAGGTGCGTAGATCCGTGAACGTGAGAGTGTCGAGCAGCGAGTCGTGGCCGGACAGGCGCACCGACTCGCGCCAGCCGCGCGACTGCACCTCCTCCAGTGCGGTGCCCAGCAGTTCCCGGTTGCGCTCGATGCGTCGCAATTGCTTGTCGATGCCCGGCTCCAGGTTCGGGAACTGGCGTAGCACAGCCTCGTCGTTGTCGAGCCGGCGCATGGCGAGGTCGAGCAGGTCGTGCTGCCGGCCCTGGATGAGCACGTTGTAGTCGCGCAGTGCGGTGACCGCGGGCGCTGCCTCCTTGGCCCACTGCGCAGCCGCGGCGGTGAGGCTCGTCTTCTCCCAGTCGATGCGCGGGCCAATCGCCTTGTCCTTCATGGCGCGGAACCAGTTGCGGTATCCGTCCTGGGTGCCGACAAGCGGCGCCATGATGCCTTGGACCTGGGAGAGGTCCGCGCCCTGGTCGATCAAGTCGTTGATCTGCTTGAAGACGTTCGACCGTGTGCGCGCTGCCGCGAAGGGGGACAGGGAGTGCCCGCGCAGACCCACCTTGTCGAGCACTCCCGTGACCACGTCGTTGAGGAACTGCGCGCGGACAGGGGACTGTATGTCCCGTATGAGTTCTTCCGGCATGCCCATAATGTCGAGGGCGTCGGCCGGGTCGACCTTGTTCGCGGCCAGCAACCGGTCAAGCTCGCGCACCTTCTTTCGGCGCCCGCGCTGAAACATGGTGTGGTCCTGCGTCGTGATGCGGCCGACATCGCGCAACTCAGCCTTCGCCTCGTCCGCGAGCTTCTGCGCCACGGTCGAGATCGCCCGGTTCTTCGTGTCGGTGAGCCCGGCCACCGGGTGGTTCTGGAACGCGCGCGCCACGTTCTCGGCGGCCTGCGAGTCAAAGTAGCTCAGGTCCTTGAGGGCGCGGCGGAGACGTCCACGCTCCGTGATCGAGGCGAGGCCACGGTTCAGCCCGTCATGGATGTTTCCGAAGACGCGCCCACCGATTGCGTTCGCCCCGACCGCGATTGCGCCCAATGCCGGCGCACGCGATGGGCTGTCAGCAAGCAGCGTCATGATCTCGGCGGTGTCCGTGACCACAGCGCGGAACAGGGCAGCCTTCGTGGTCGTGTACAGCTGCTCCAGAAAGGAATCACCCTTCTGGGCGCGCGCAGCGTCGGCGAAGTACTGCTTGTCCAGGTCCCGGATCTCTTCGACCACCGGGTTGCGGTGAATGAGTTCTGTCTGCACCGCGTTGAGTACGGTGCGCATAGTGTCGGGCGTCAGGGCGCTCTCAGGTAGGCCCTGCAGCTTCTCGGCGACGATCTTGCCGATGCCGAGCGTGTCCGGCTCTTTGGACTCTTCGAGACCTTTCAGGAACTTCCCGACGCGCTCTTGGGCGATGCTGCTGCTGAGGCTCGGCAGGTCGGGGCCACCGACAGTAGTCAACTGATCGACTGCTGATGTAAGTTTTGTGCCCAGGTGTTCGGCGGTGAGCACCCAGCCCGCAACCCAATCGTCCTCCATGCCGGCAACGCGCATGGCTGCGCCGACGTCGACCTCGCCGTTCGCGATACCTTGGCGGACGCGCTCGCGGTCGATGGGCGCCAGCTCCCAGGGCTTCAGCGACCAGCCGTACGCCTGCGTCGTGTTGCGGCGCGTGGCGGTGATCGCCTTCATGGCGCGGTCGCTGAGGTTGGCCGCACCCATGAACATCTCGCCGATGCCGCGCGCCGCTGCACCGCCGGCCTCATCCACTGCGCGCGCGATAGGGTCCATTTCCACCGGCGCCTGGCCGGCATCGTAGCGTGCCAGCTTCTCAGCCGCGGTGTCTACGTTACGTAGGATGTCCCGCACGACACCGGACGGCAGCGTCGCAGTGCGCCCCGCCTCGACTGCGTCTGCAGAGATGCCGTCGGACGGGAGCTGGGACGTTGCCTGCACGATCGCGTTCTGCGCGAGCTGCGGGTACGTCTTGAACAACAGCGCGCTGTCGCCCATGGCGTCCACGTCGTCGGGCGTGACACCGAAGCGGGCGGCCCGTACGCGCTGGAGGGCGGACTGTGCGGAGAGGCGCAGCACTTGTTCAGCGCCGCGCGGGTTGTCCGCTCCAGACAAGAGCGTGTGCATGGCGTGCTGCAAAGGCGCGGACTCTCGTCCGGCCTGGTAGCGCGCGCCCAAGTTAAGGTCGGGCACGGCGCTCACCGTCTTCGGCAGCAGCACGTCATTCAGTTGGCGCACGGACAGGCTGTCCTGCTCACCACTCTGGTCGTCCTGCCGAATAGCACTCTTGAGAAATGTGCGCACCTTGCTCATCGTCGGCGCGTCCCCCTCCGCGAGCCGACTACGCCAGCCCTGGATCTGTGCGAGGGCTACGTGCAGCTGCTCGCGCTCGGCTTCGGCACGGTTGCGCTCCAGCACGCCAAGGTTCGGGTCCTCCAGGCGCTGGTCCAGGTCCGTGAGTCGGCCCATACCGCGGTCCAGGGCGATGTCGAAAGCCTGACCACCCGTGGCCTGGAGCACGGACGTCTTCTCCTCGTCCGCCATTTCGCTCTGTGTGTTGGTGTGAATCCACCGATACGCGGCAATAAGTTTACGGTACGTAGGGTCGTCCACGTTGCGCTTGCTGCCGCCCGTGCTCGCGATGAAAGCCTGGGCGGACAGTTGCGCGGCGCTCTCGATGTCCTCGAAGAGTCCGCCCGCGTACTTCAGCGTCAGCCCACGCTTGCCAGCCTCGACCACGGCTTCGCCCACTGAGGGAGGATAGACCTCGGACGCTGTGCGGGACAGCATGTCCTCAGGCAGCTCGGGCACGGTGGCCTGGGAATCGCCAAGGGCCTTGTCCGTGGCGATCGTGCCCGACACGCGCTCGTCGTAGCCGTTGAGCGACGACGGATCGGGGGCGCCAACAGCGTTGTCTACGAGCCGCGACAGGGGATCTTCGGGCGAGGAGCCCAGCGCCTGGTCGACGAGGGCTTCGAGTGGATCGGGCATTAGCGTGTCGTTTTCTTAGTAAGCCCGCGCCGACGAGCCAGCTCGGAAATGACGGGGGCATAGGCGGAATTGAAATCGATGCTGGGGTTGATGTACTTCGCGTACACCCGCAGCTCCTGCAGTGCGGCCAGGAAACCAGCCTTGTCATTGAAGGGGCGCAGCAGCGCGTCCCACTCCTCCGCGATCAGCTGAGCCGCGCCTTCTGCGGTCGGGTCCGACAGCAGCGTGCTCTTGATGCGCGGCGCGGCCACCGCCGGGTCGACCTCGGGGTTGAGTGCGGACTGTAGCGCGGCGAGTGGGGACGGCTCGTCGCCCGCGGCGAACGCAGAGATGGACTCGGCCAGTGCAGCGGCGCGGTCGTTCACGCCGCCGGGACGCATGTTCGTTACTTCAAGCATGCGCTGGCGGGCCTTGCCGATGATCTCGCTTGCTTCGCCCTGCCCGGCCAGCGCCTGGTTGACGATCGTGGTCCGAGCGCCGAGGTACTTGAAGATTTCGTCGCGCTGCGCGATGACATCGTCGACCTGGCGCTGCGTCAGGCCCGGCTGCCCGGTGGCGAGGCCGGTCTGGAGAGACTGCGCGCGCTCGCTAAGGAACTTCAGCTCGTCGCGCACTGTGTCGTTCGACTGCCCACGCAGCCGCGCCGCAATGCGGGGGTCGACGCCCGCGCTCTCGATCCATTTGGGGTTAGCGTCGACCTCGGCCTCGATGTACTGCTGCAGCACACGGTTCGCCTCGCGCCCACCCGCAGTGGTAAGGTCAAGGGGCTCGCCGGTACTGCGCGCTCTCTGCTCGGCCAGCGTGGCGTTGGCGCTGAACTCACGCAGCCGGGCGCGGTCAAGCGCTTCCCTGAGCGCCCTGCCTTCTTGGGCGAGATTTAGGTTGCCCTCGGACACGGCAGCGTTGCGCTCGGACACCTCGACGCGCCGCTCCTCCAGCTGGCGCGCAAGTTCATCGTTCTCTTGCTGCAGTTCCAGTTTGCGCTTTTCGAGACTCAGGGCAGCTTCGGCCTGCCCGACATCCGCGGCGAGTTTTTGGCGTTGCTGAAATAGCTGCTGCTGCGACTGAATGGTATTACCAATCAGTTGTGCGCCCTGCAGCAGAATCTGCGAGATTTCGCTGGCCATATTCTACCTTACGTCTGTGCGAACATTCCGCCAGAACTGAAACCGGTCTGACCCTTGGGTATGGAGAATAGCCCGCTTTGTGGGCCGGCTGCGCCGCCCATTTTACCCATGCCCCCCATACCACCCATGCCGCCACCCATGCCGCCACCCATACCACCCATGCCGCCACCGCCAACCATGCCAAACATATTCATGAAATTCGAGGTGAACGCGGCCTGGCCAGCGCTACCCGCTTCGATTGCCGCGGAGGTACCGCCTTGTCCGCCAATAAGTGCGTTGTGTTGTGAAATACCGGGTATGGGTGCGCCGGTGTAGAACCCAATCTGCGCGCCTAAGTCGGTACCCATACGCACATTGCGTGTTCTTTCCGCCAGTGTGGCGAATTGCTCTACTGCGGGGAGCAGGCTCGCCTGAAACTGCTGCTGCTGAAATGCCAACTGCGAGTTGAACGCAGCCAGGCTCGTAGCCTCGGCCACTGCACTTGACGTGGAACGGCGCAGGCCCCGCGATTCTTGGGCAACGCGCAATTGCTGGGCCAGCTGATTGCTCTGGTCGGCAGCCCCTATTGGCATATCCCGACGAAAGGTATCAAACAGAAAGTTTTTTGCTTCGCGCGCCAAAGGCGACTGCGAAACACTTTGACCGGCAGCATCGGCCTGCTTAATAGTCGCATGAATACCCTGTTGCTGCTGCTCACGGAAGCGACGGAAGCGAATAGCTTCCGTTTCTGCCGCGTCAGAGGCGGCAAAAGCGCCCACAAGAGGCGCAAAAGCACCCTGCGACAGAGCGCCCAGGCCCGTCCCTACTGCTACATCACCAAAACTTGCCATGGTTTTTCTCTCAGCGGCTGTTGTCGTAGATCTCCTGCATCGGCGTGGCACTCACGTCCATGTAGTAGATCTGGGGCTGTGCGGAATCGGAGCCACCGCTTGTAAGACGGAAGCGTACCATCGTACCTGTGGGAATGTCCCGAAGGCTGAAACGCCGTTGAATAAGCTTGGTGCCCCCCACGGGAGCAGACAAGATAAAGAGCGACGCCAGGGTTGTCCAGTCACCGAAATCCACACTGTACGAAACCCTCATACGATGTGTTTCATTGGTGTCCGTGGTACCTACAAATAAGGCACGGTCAAACGCCTTCTCCTGCCGCGCCGTTCCGAACACATGGGCGCGCGTTTGCAGCTCATAAGCAATAGTCGTAAAGCCAGGGTCTCGATCTTGATGATAGGCCCGATACAGGTGAAACACAGGCACGTGCGGCAGCCCGGTATGCGTAGACTCCTCTGTGAAAGCCGTGTTGTATTGCACGTACAGACGGTCCTCTTCCTGAATCGGCACGCTATGGAGGTCGCGCGCCTCCCACGTGTGGAGGGACCAAGCACCTGTCTCCAGTTCCATGCGAAGGACGTGACTGTTGTCCGTGTCCCCGTCCATAGGAACCGCCAGGTGGTAAGCGTTGCCGTGCAGCGCGGCCACCGCTCGGCCGGCCGCCTCGAAGTTGATGCGCTTGATCCAGTCCGGAATCGACTCCGACAGGCGCTCGCTGACGCCCACCAGGCTGTCGTCCTGTGCGCGAGCGAGCGACCGAATGCCGTCTCGGGCCAAGTAAATGACGTCGCCGCCTCGGAATCCGGGGGTGCCCACGATCGAGCGGGTGGCGACGCAGCCCACGCCGATACTGATCGGTTCGACGCTCGACGTGAGCGTGTCCAGCTCGTCGCCCGCGCCGGGGATGAAAGCCGAGCTGCTGCCCCACCGGGGTTTGAAGCGGTGGATCGCGTTCTCCTTGAACACGACCAGCTGCGGCACCGTGCTGCGCACAGGCCACAGGCCGGTAATGCGCCCCCCGATGCCGGGTTCTACCCCAATGTTGTTCGCGGGCGAGAAGGTCAGTCCATCGTCAAGCTCGCTCCAAGCGAGGTCATGCCCGTCGCCGCTGACTTGGTCGTTGGCTTTCCAGAGCCGGCTTTGATACCATGTAATGACCAGCGGCGCGTAGCTGACCTGCTGCGTGGAGTGTGGAATGGCTGTAACCTGATTGCCCCTGAACAGGAAAAGGCGCGTAGCCTCCGTGGCATTCGTGGTAGGGACACACTGACAGCCATAAATTGCCTTGTATTGATTGACTGCGAAAGCGGCGTTGTTATAGAAGCCCTCCACCATCTGATGCAGGGTCTGGTTGTAGCATGTGATGTTT